TATAGATTGAATGTTAGCAGTCGAAAACACAAACACAGTACATAAAAACTCTTTAGCAATAGGAACGAAGCGAGAGGTATTACGGTGTAGCGTATATTTTTAGAATATACGGCGTAGCGTAAGATGTCGACGTAGGTTGGGAAAGGTCAGAGCCCATTGTACTTTGTGTATAAACTAATACCTACTTCCAAGTCTCGGCTGTGGCGAACTCACATGAAGTCAAGATTAGATGGAACCACTAAACAGGTTCCGTCTGACTGAAACAATCTACATGAAGTAATTACAATATGACTTACGTCATATTGCTTTAATTATTGTTTATCACTTCTATCATACATAATTCATTACGAAGTAAATAGTTTGAGCGTTAGCGAAAACAAATATCTACGAAGTAGATATTCAAAAACATATAAATAACAATAGTTAAAGGAACAATTATGCGTATTGATGACATTACACCAAATCATGATTTAAATGAAGCACCCGCTAACATGTTCAAACAAGGACTTAGGCGACTTGGTGCAAAAGCCGCTGGCGCGGTAGGTATGAAAGGCGTAGCCGCTGGTTTAACTGGGGCAGCCGATACTGGAAAAGAAGCAAATGAACTTAAAGCTGGACTAAAAGGTTATGTTGGCTCTATTGGAGGCGATATGAACAAATTAGATGCAGGACAATTAAGTGCATTTCTAAAAAGCAAAAAGATGCCGACGGATGGTGTACCTGCGGCAGGCGTTGTTCCACAAAAACAAATTGACGATATTATTTTAAAAGCTGTACAAGCATCTAAGAAATTAGGCGCAGGTGGCGATGCGGCCACTGCTGGCGCAGCCGGAGGTGCTGGTGGAAAAGCTGGTGCCGGAGGACAAGGTGGTGCTGGCGGAGCAGGAGCTCCAGGCGCACAAGGTGCGGCCAATGCGGCAACAGCATCAGGTGGTGTACAAGGTAACACACCGGCAGCGGCTCCTACAGCGGCAGCCAATGCTGGAGCAAGTAGCATACCACCAGAATTACAATCACAATTGGATGCTCTTACACCAACAGAGAAAAAAGCACTGGCAGGGTTGATATAATGAAACTAAATGAAGTAACTCTTTACGAAAACAAAACACATAGAATATTAAAAGAAGGTTATAGAGACCTAACAGAAGCTCAACAGTTGTATATGGGCCGTTGGGAAAAAGAGTTATGGCCATTACTTGAAGAATACAAAACAGTAATGGAAGCACAACTTACTTCAGACCAAATTGATGCTATCTTTACAAGTGCAGAAACACAAGCAATGGCTTCCGGCGACAACAAAAATATGTTGGGCAAAGCTGGTTCAGCGGCTGGTGCGGCACTTAAAGTACCAGTTGAAATTGCAAAGAAAGTTGATGCTAAAATTAATGAACTTGGCAGAGCGGCTAAAGAAGCAGGTCCTGTCAAAGATATGGATGCTAAGTTTAAACAACTTAAAGCAGACATTGACAAAAACAATCCAGACAGTAAGATTGTACAAGGTATTAAAGATGTAAGTGATTGGGCTAAAGCAAATCCGGGCAAAGCAAGTGTTGCAGTAGGTATTCTTACAGCAGTAGCGGCTTTTGCAGGTGGTCCAGCAGGTGGTGCGGCAGCAGGTTTGTTGTTGCGTTCAACAAAAGAATTACTACAAGGCGAAGACCTTTCAAGTGCAATTGGTAAGTCAATTAAGACAGCCGCTTATGGTGCTATTGCAGGTTGGGCATTAGAAGGCATTGGCGATTGGTTAGAAGGCTTACGTTATGAAGCAGTACCGTTTGAAGCGGCACCTGGCTTAGAACAAATTGATGTAGGATTTAAAGAAACAATTTCATGGGGCGGCAATACTATCCAAAACGAATTAGGTAGTATGGTTGTACCAGCAGACCAAGTAGACAAGTTTAAAGATCTATTACAAGGTATTAAAGAAGCTACAGCAGTTACAGGACAAACAACAGATCCAGGTGCTATAAACGCATTTGAAGAACTTTGGACATTTGCAAAAACATTTGACAAAGCTGAGTTTATCAAAGATATGAATCTTGAAAATAGTGTACGACAAGCAATTGCCGCACAAAATGATTCGTTCTTACAAAACTTAACTGCCGCAAATAATGTTATTGCCGCAACTGCCCAAGGTAGTTTACAAGCAAGTGGCAACGAAAAACTAAAAGTTGGTAGCGAAGAAATAAAACCAGAACAAGGCGAGCTTGACCTACAAGGCGGTTCAGGAACTAAAAACACTGAATCAATGGAACTTGAATTTGAAAAGTTTTTAATTGAAAAAGGTGTGCTTGATAAAATTGGATCAGGACTTAAATCAGGTGCGGCCGCAATAGGTGGCGCTGCCAAAGCAGTTGGCAAAGAACTTGGTAACAAAATTACAAAACAAAAGTTAGTTTCACAATGGAAAAAGATGGGTGAGCCTACAGACACAGCATCTATTTTCAACGTGCTAACAAGTGCAGGACTTACAGACGAACAAATTGCGGCCATTGCAAGTGAAACAGGAGTTGAACTTAAAGCAGGCGAAGCAGGAGCAGAAGAGCCAGCGGCTGATACAGGTACAGCAGATGCAGGCGCAGATGCAGAAGCACCAGCACAAACAGGCGCAGATGCACCTAAAATTGAAAAAGGTAAAATTGTTAAAGGACCAGAAGGCGATGACTACGAATGGTTAGGCGCACAATGGGTAAACAAGAAAACAGGTAGAATGGCATCTAAAGATGTTGCCCCAGAACTTAATAAAACTGCAAGCGCACCAGCACCAAAGGCAGATGCACCAGCAGGTGCAGGTGACACAGCACCAGCAATAAAACCAGGTGATACAAGAGAAGTAGCAGGTAAACAATACAAATGGGAAGGCGCACTATGGACTGATTTACAAACAGGTAGACCAGTTGGTGTTATTCCATCGCTGAAGTTAGGATTACCTAATCCTAAACTTGATCCAATTGTTGCCGCGGCTAAGAAAGATCCTAAAATTGGTAAATTGATTAAAGATCAAATTACAGCAAAAGGTGTTAAAGCAGGAACCGCAGGAGCGGCACAAGCTAAAACAGCAGGTGTCAAAGGTGATGTTAAATTAAATGCTAAAGGTGTAACTAAGTCTGCACCATCGCCAACAGCGTCAGGCATTAGTAAGCCTAACACTGTTACGCCAAAGCCTAAACCAGCTACAGTTTAAAAGTAAGGTAATCCAGATTTTTTAGTTGTTTCGATATTGTCTTTAACAATGTCGTTAATCAACTGTCTATCTTCGAAGCAAAGAGCCATTGCTTCTTCGTAAGTCACACCGCCACGCATATGCCAACAAATTCTTAGCAATTCAGACTTAATTTGTTTTACATCTCCGTCAAGTCTTTTTGACTCTTCCAGGATCTCATCGCGACCGAACGATAAGATCCTCATGCGAAAAAATTTGATTGATCAAATGTAATCGGTACTTCATATGTCTCAGGTACACCTGCTTTTCTTTCTTCTTCGGTAGCAGTTATATTGAGAGGTTTGATGTTGAACTTATCTTTCTGTTTTTCCAAATGATCAGTTACTTCTTTAAAGAAGTTCTTATCGCAATTAGCAATAAACTCATCAATGTGTTTTTGACTTGTTACTTCATCATCTCCGATTTGGATAGATGAAATACTTTTAGACAAAGTTGTAATATTAATTTCAGTTAATTTTTTAAAACTTTCATTAAACTTTGCTAACTTTTCTTGTTCTGACATTTTGTCATCGTTTACTAATGCAAACACTCTCTGTTCTTCGAACGTCTTTAAAGATACGTCAGTAAACTCTCTATATGTTAAAGGACGTAGTCTGACATGAAATTCTTCAATATCAATTTCTGTTTCAAACTGGTGTCCTGTTATATCTCCTAACAAAGAGTTTAGGTCTACACTGAAATCTTTCTCAGCGCCTGTAACAGGTGTGCTTGTGGTGAGTTCCATAGTATCACCATAAGTAGCAATTCTAATTGCTATTAGTACTGCATCAAGATCAACACTTGGCATCATCCAAGGATCTTTGATGTTAGGTACACAACTTTTGATTAAATCAACAGTTGCTTGACCGTTGAGAAGAGCATCTGGTGTTTTCATCGTAAGCTCATCTTTTGCCGTCATTGCATATATCGGTACTTCCCCATTTTCAGGTAGGTCAATTGCACCTGGTGGGTAAAAAATCCCTCTACTTGGTAAGTTTAAATAAACTTTTGGTTGTCTAAAATACTTACGTAGCGGATTTTGTTCTTTACCGAGCTTTTCTAAATCAGCCATTCTTTTCTCCGTATAAATACATTATATAAGTATATGTATCACATTTATTTATGTACGTATATAATTGGATGATTAGATTTGGCTGAAGAAGTAGAAATTGGTAATGTAGGCGGAGCAGACGGTGTTGCTTCCGAAGTTACCTTACAAAAATTATTAGACGCTGTACTTAAACAAGGTATAGGCGGTTCTGGTGGTGCCGGCAAGCTACAAAAAATGCACAATGATGCATTAAAGCAAGGTGTAACAGCGGCCAAAGATCAAACAAAAGCACAAAAAGACGGCACAGAAGCTACTAAACAAGCAACTGAGTCTACAATAAAACTTTCAAGGATCATGCAGGGTGCGCTGTTAGGAAGCCTATCAGCAGTAGCAGGATCTATAAAAGGACTTGCAGGCGAAGTACTTAAAGGTAGTGAAAACCTTGGCGACTTTGCAAAACATCTACCTTTAGTAGGTGGATATCTTGCACCATTAGTAGGACTATTAGATCAAAATGTTGAAGCGTTTAGAAACATGGCTACAATTGGTGCTACGTTTGGTGACGGCTTAAACGATATAAGAAGGATTTCAGCAGAAGCTGGCGTACCATTAGGTGAGTTCCAAGAACTTGTAATGGAAAATGCAGGTGCAATGAAACTGTTTGGCGGTACTACTGCATCGGGTGCAAAAAACTTTGCTCGCATGTCTAAGGAATTTAGAGAAGGTCCAGGACAAGAATTGATGATGCTTGGTTTTTCTGCACAGCAGTTAAATCAAACACTTATTGAATATTCAGAATTTAGTCAAACACAAATTGGTGTTGACAGACGTAATAGAGCAATTGATGGTGCGCAAGCCGCAGAGTATGCAAAAACATTACAAAATGTTGCCGCGCTAACAGGTAAACGTGCAGATCAAATTGCGGCGGAAATGAAAGCCGCACAAGGCGATCAGAGAACAAGGTTAGCACTTAACCAAATGGAAGCCGGTGTACGTGAGAAGTTTATGGCAAACATGTCTCAAGCACCTGAAGGCTTACAGAAAACTTTAACAAACTTAGCATTAGGTATACCAGATGAGCTTGGTGTACAATTAGGATCATTGAGTGATACCTTTAGAGAAAAAGGTCATCAGATTAAGGACATGAATCCTGATGAAATGAATGATTTCCTTGCACAAGTTGGTAAAGAACTTGATGCCGCAGGCGCAAGTTTTGGTAGTGCAGGTGGTTTAGTACTTGATGGTGCTCTTGGCGATGCATTACAAATTGGAGCCGCATTAAGAGACAAACGTCAACTAACTGAGGAAGAAAAGAAAGAACGTAAAGAAGCATTAGCAAGGGAAAAAGAAACTAACGCAGGAATGAAAAAATTCCATGATGCAATGCGTCAATTAAGTACTGGCGTAATGGCCGCATTTGCTGCCGAAGGTGGTCCTTTAGAAATGCTTACAAATTCTATGGGCGATCTAACAGGTATGATTACAGACTTTGTTGCAAGCCCTGAGTTTAAAGAAGGTATGAAAACTTTAACAAAGTCTCTTCAAAACGGTGTAACACATGTAAAAGAATTTTTTGCTGATATTCAAGAATTTGGATTTGGCACAGCGTTATCAAATCTATTAGAAAAAATCAACTTCCCAAATATATTTGCAAAAGTTGGAGATGCTATTGGAGATGCACTAAAGTCAGTGTTTACAGATCCATTAGTGCTTGGTGCTATAGCCGCAATATTTGCAGGACCCAAACTCCTTTCAGCAGCCTCAAGTGGTGTAACTAAAATGTTTAGTGGCATGCTTGGCGGTGGTGGAGGCGGCGGAGGCGGCGGCGGAGGCGGCGGTGCCGCACCAAAAGGACGTCCAGGAGCAGGTGGAGCAAGAGCAGGAGCAAGTGTTGGTAACTTTGTAGGCCAAATGGGCGCAGGCGTAATGAAAGGCGCCGCTGCCGGTTTAAAAGCATTTGCTAATCCAGCAATACTTGTAGGTGCAGGTATATTAGCCGCTTCTATTACTGCAATTGGTGCAGGTATAGCAGGAGCAACATGGATAATTGGTGCTTCACTTCCTAAGTTTGCAGAAGGCATGGAGAAGTTTGAAGAAGTAGACGGACCAGCATTAGTCGCAGCCGCCAAAGGCATGTTAGCAATTAGTGGAGCAATGGTAGCATTTGGCGCAGGTTCAGCAGTATCAGGATTAGGACAATTAGTAGGCGGAATAACTGAAGGCTTAGCAGGACTGTTTGGCGCAGACGATCCGTTGACTAAGATGAAGAAATTCTCTGATGCTAACTTAGATGCTACAAAAGTAGAAGCTAACGCAAAAGCATTGGTAGCATATTCGACAGCAATGGCCGCATATGGAGGCGGAGCAGCCGCGGCTGGCTTAGGAACATTAGTTGGTGGAATAGCAACAGGTATTACGAGCTTCTTTGGAGGCGACACAGAAATACCATTTGATAAAATTGCAAAATTTGGCACATATAATATTGACTTAGCAGGCGTAGAAAATAACGCTAAAGCATTAGTAGCATATTCAAACGCAATGGCAAAATACTCAGCAGGTAGTGCTGGCGCAAGCATCATGGGCGCAGTGGGTAGTGTGTTTGATGCAGTAAGTGGTTTCTTTGGCGGAGAAAAAGAAGAATTACCATTTGATAAAATAAAAGCATTTGCAAGTGTTGACTTAGGTGATACAGAAAAAATTAAAGGTAACGCAGACGCTGTAGCGGCATTTGGCAACGCTATGAGTTCATTGCCTGCAAACCTTGATGGTGAACGCTCAGGCGGATTAATGGGTGCAGTTGCAGGATTCTTTAAAGGCGAGCAAAAGTTACCATATGATAGAATAAAAGAATTTGCTGATGTAGATCTTGGAGATACTGCAAAGGTAAAAAGTAATGCAGAAGCAGTAAGTGCATTTGGTACAGCAATGAGTAACTTACCAGCAAACATAGACGGAGAAAGATCCGGCGGATTGTTTGGTGCTCTTGCAACAGCATTTGGTGGTGGCAAAAAACTACCTTATGAAAATATCAAAGCATTTAGTACAGCAGACTTAGGTAGTTTGCAAGGTGTACAAAATAATGCTAATGTTGTTAGTGCGTTTAGCACAGCATTTTCAGGTTTAAATGACGTAGAAATTGACAAAGTTACTGATTACGCTGAAGCATTAGATACATTAACAGAATCATTAAAAGATTTAAACAAAGAACTGAAGCGAGATAATGACAGTTTACTCACAGAACGTGCAGATGCTGGTGAATTATTATCAGGTATCAGTACTGCCAGTTCCGGCTCATCAGAAGGTATAAACCGATTAAATAGTACTATGCAATCGATAGAAACTATCTTGGGACAAATTAATAACCATAATGAGAATACAGCTAAGTATACTAAAGGGATGGCCAATGCAGATGGACTTACCTTTACATAAGAGAGAATAGAATGACTTGGAAAAAATACTTTACGCCTGTAGACACTAACAATTACCAAAGAAGTAATGTAAGCCCTATTAGTGGCGGCCGAGGAGGACAAGCAGGTCCTGCACGGGCAAACTATTCAAGTTTCTTACCTGATGTATATGTTGGTACACCTAACAGAATAGAACGTTACGGTCAATACAACACTATGGATATGGATAGTGAAGTAAATGCCGCATTAGATATATTAGGCGAATTCTGCACACAAAAGAACAAACAAAATAATACACCATTTGTATTTGATTTTAGACAACAAGCTACAAATAGTGAAACGTTAACAATACAAAAATACTTACAACAGTGGGTAAAGTTACAAGACTTTGAAACTAAAATATTTAGAATTGTACGAAACGTATTTAAAATGGGTGATCAATTCTTTTTGCGTGATCCAGAAACTAAACGTTGGTTTCATGTAGATCCTGCAAACGTAACACGTATTATTGTAAACGAATCAGAAGGTAAAATACCAGAGCAGTACGTAATTAAAAATATTAATTTTAATTTTAAAGACGGAATTGCAACAACACCTTATCAAACAAGTGGCAACTTAACAGGCGGTGGCGGTACACAGTACGAACCAACTGGTGGCGCAAGAGGTATGGTAGGACAACCTCAGTCAAGTATGAGTGGAAGTAGATTCCAAACAGACGATTCTGAAGTTACTGTTGATGCAAAACACGTTGTACATTTAAGTTTATCAGAAGGATTAGATAACAATTTTCCGTTTGGTAACAGTTTATTAGAAACAATTTTTAAAGTATACAAGCAAAAAGAATTGCTTGAAGATGCGATTATCATATATCGTGTACAAAGAGCGCCAGAGCGCAGAGTATTCTACGTTGATGTGGGCAATATGCCTTCACACCTTGCTATGCAATTTGTGGAGCGTGTTAAAACGGAAATACATCAAAGACGCATCCCATCCAAGACAGGCGGTGGCACAAATGTTATAGACAGTTCTTACAATCCGCTATCAATTAACGAAGATTACTTCTTCCCTCAAACAGCAGAAGGTAGAGGATCAAAGGTTGAAACGCTTCCAGGTGGTACAAACTTAGGAGAAATTGATGACCTTAGATACTTTACTAATAAGTTGGTACGCGGATTACGTATACCAAGTTCGTACTTACCAACTGGAGCAGATGATTCGGCAGCACAATATAATGACGGACGTGTGGGCACAGCTTATATCCAAGAGCTACGCTTCAATACCTATTGTGAACGTTTGCAGAATTTAATCATTGAAGAGTTTGATACAGAATTTAAACGCTACCTATTAGAAAAAGGCGTAAATGTCGATACAAATATGTTCGACTTAAAATTCCAACCACCACAAAACTTTGCAAGTTATAGACAAGCTGAAATTGATAATGCTCGTGTACCAACGTATACACAGATGGCGGCAATTCCTTATATGTCAAATAGATTTGCATTAAAACGTTTCTTAGGAATGACAGACGAAGAGCTTGCAGAAAACGAAAAGCTATGGCGTGAAGAGAACGAAGAAAACTTAGAACCTATAACAGATGATACAGCAAGTCAAATTAGGGCAGGTGGAATTAGTTCAGCAGGAATAGATTCAGACCTTGGTGCTGGCGAAGATATACTTGCAGGTGACGACACAATACCAACAGACGGTGGTGATGCAACAGGACCTGAAAGTGCAACAGATACAGATGTAGGCGCGGCGCCTGCTAATAACGAACAAACGGTATAAATACAATATGATACTTAGAGAACTATATTATTTTGACGATCAGGGTAAACCTGTTGAAGATGAAACTTATGAGCCTATTCATGATGATGGTCCTCTAACGTTTGACGACACTCGTAAAACTAAACTAACACTAAAACAAATCAATAGAATCCGCAAAGCATCTGAAACACACACTGAAGAATCTAAAAAAGATTTAGAGTTTATTAAACAGATGTATGGTATTGCAGCCAATGCTGAGGCCGGCGGAGTATGATAATTGGACAGTGTAGCATTTGTACTCGGTAACGGGACAAGTAGAGCATCTTTAGAATTAAAAAATCTTAGGGGAAAAGGAACTATATATGGTTGTAATGCCATTTATAGAGATTTTGATCCTGATTATATTATTGCAGTAGACACAAAAATGGTGCTTGAATTAAACAAGCATAATGTACAACACAGAGTATCTACTTGGACAAATCAAAATAGATCATACCAAAAACTTGTAGGGTTTAACTTCTTTAATCCATCTAAGGGTTGGAGCAGTGGACCTACTGCCTTATGGAAAGCATGTAAGGACGAACATAAAATTGTTTATATATTTGGATTTGATTACGTAGGCTTAAATAATAACACATTAGTAAACAATTTATATGCAGGCACACAAAACTATAAGAAAGAACATGAACGTGCAACCTATCATAATAACTGGTTAAAACAAACAATTATTACAATACAAGCACATCCTGAAATACAATTTTATAGAGTTACAGCAGAAAACGGCGAATTTATACCAGAGGCTTTCAGTAATTTAAGCAATTTAGACCATATAGGTATGCAAGATTTTAAGGATTTTTATGACATTTTATAAGAAATGATCATTTTGAGCCTATTTCTACGTACTTTTTTGTCTATTTGTTAAATATTATATGACAGCCCATAACCAGACTATGTCTGGTGCTTATTTATAGGAGAAAACAATGGCAGACACAAATAAATTTGAACAAATGCTCGAGCTCCTTGTTAACGAAGACAAGGAAGGCGCTGAAGCATTATTCCACGAAATTGTAGTTGAAAAGTCACGTGACATATATGAGTCACTACTTGAAGACGAAGCGGAAATTGATGAAGCTACTGATGAAGAAGTAGATGAATCATCCGACGAAGAAACAAACGAAGCATCCGACGAAGAAGTAGATGAAGCTACTGACGAAGAAGTTGACGAAGCTAAAGACGAAGAAGTTGATGAAGGTTTTGACCTTGATGAATTTGAAGTTGAAGCAGATCCAATGGACGATGCAGGCGAAGATAAAACTGATGACATGATGTCCGACTTAGGTATGGACGACGAAGGTGAAGAAGGCGACGACGAACCAGAAGGTGACGTTGAAGATCGTGTAGAAGACCTTGAAGATGCATTAGAAGATCTTAAAGCAGAATTTGAAAAGATGATGGGCGACGAAGACGCTGGCGACAGTGACGACGAAGGCGATATGGACATGGACATGGACGCTGACGACGAAGCTGACAAAGAAGAAGCAGTTGCTTTTGAATCATCCGACGAAGAAGTTGAAGAAGCTACTGATGAAGAAGTTGACGAAGCATCCGATGAGGAAGTTGACGAAGGCGAAAAATCAGCAAGCGAAACAATGCGCGAATATGTAGAAAAAGTATCTGCAACAATGGGCGACAACGGTGACAACACTAAATCCCCAATAGCAAGCGCAAATAACATGGGTGGTACCTCTGCAAACATCGCTAAAGGCGGTGAAGAAAAAGGTGGCGACCATGCTGGCTTAGGTGATAGCAATGCTAAAGAAGATAGCGCAGGGAATGTAAATGTTCCAGGTGGTAAGGCTTCTAAAGCAAATAAAGCTCAACCAGGTCACGGGGCTGAGAAAAAAGGTAAGCCCGAACAAGCAGCCGACAAGAAATCAACTCTTGGAAGCTAAATTAGGAATTTTAGATGAGTAATTACCTAAGCGAACAGTTAAGTTTTGACCAAGCTCAAATAGTTGTTGAAACTGCCAACGAAGGCAAAGACCTTAAAATGAAAGGTATTTGTATCCAAGGCGGAGTGCGCAATGCTAATCAGCGTGTGTACCCAGTTGAGGAAATAGGCAGGGCTGTCAAAACTCTCAACGATCAAATTGAGAATGGTTATAGCGTTTGTGGAGAGGTAGATCATCCAGAAGGACTAAACATAAACCTTGACCGTGTGTCACACATGATTGAATCATGTTGGATGGACGGTGCTAATGGTTACGGAAAATTGAAAATCTTACCAACTCCTATGGGAAACTTAGTTAGAACAATGCTTGATGCAAAAGTTAAATTAGGTGTTTCCAGTAGGGGCTCTGGTGAAGTAGATGGTCAAGGAAACGTAAAAGACTTTGAAATAATCACCGTGGACATTGTGGCACAGCCAAGTGCCCCTGGTGCATATCCAACACCGATTTATGAGCATATCATGAACACTCAGGGAGGATATAAGGCATTTGAATTAGCAAAGGCAACACAAGAAGATCAAAAGGCACAAAAGTATCTTAAGGAATCGTTGGTTAATATAATCAACAACCTCCGATAAACGAGGAGAATGGTATGATAGATGCACTGAAACAACTCTTCGAAAGCGATGCAATAAACGAAGATATCAGAGCTGAAATTGAAGAAGCTTGGAACGCAAAAGTCAAAGAGAACAAACAGTCAGTGACTGCTGAACTCCGCGAAGAATTTGCTGCCAAGTACGAACATGACAAGCAGGCAATGGTTGAGTCAATCGACCAAATGCTAAGTGAAAACTTAACTGCTGAGATTGCAGAATTTGCAGAAGACCGCAAAGCACTTTCAGAGCAAAAAGCAAAATATGCTGTTGCAATGAAAGAAAATGCACATCTCTTAAAAGACTTTGTTGTAAATCAATTACAAAAAGAAGTAAGCGAATTACGTTCAGACAAAGTTAAAATGGCAGAAAGTTATTCAAAACTTGAAGAGTTCGTTGTAGAAGCTCTTACTTCCGAAATTGCAGAATTTCAAGAAGATAAAAATGATTTGGCTGAAACAAAAGTACGTTTGGTCAAAGAAGCAAAAGCACATCTTGCTAAAGTTAAAGACAACTTTATCAAGCGTGGTGCTACTGCCGTATCCAATCTTGTTAGTGAAAGTCTTAACAAAGAAATTCATCAACTTAAAGAAGATATTGATACAGCACGTAAAAATGATTTTGGTCGCAAAATTTTCGAAGCATACGCAGCCGAGTATGGCACTTCTTACTTAAATGAGAAGAGCGAGACTGCAAAACTTCTAAAAGTAATCGACACAAAAGATAAACAGTTAGCTGAAGCAAAGGCATTCGCTGCCAAAGCTAAAGACATAGCTGTAAATGTAGACACTTCACGTAAAGCACTTGAAGAGTCTATCAAAAGAGAAAAAATAATTAACGATTTGGTTTCACCGTTAGGTAAAGACCAAAAAGAAATTATGACAGATTTACTGGAATCAGTACAAACTGCAAGATTAACAAAGCAGTTTGAAAAATATTTACCAACAGTTATTGACGGTAATACTCCAGCAAAGCAGAAGGCAGTATTAAAAGAAGGCAAAGAAGTAACAGGCAACAGAGAACAACCAACTAACGTTAGTAGTGAAGCAGACGAATCAAATGTCATTGACATCAAACGTCTTGCTGGTTTAAATTAAGGAGATAATTATGTCAGAACTACTCGAAAGTCGCTGGCAGGATACAAAGACAGCACTTCTTGAAGGCCTTAAGGGCAACAAGAAATCAGTTATGGCTGCAACTTTGGAAAATACGAGAGCGTATTTGTCAGAGTCAGCAACAGCTGGTGCTACATCTGCCGGTAATGTCGCAACTCTTAATAGAGTTATCCTACCAGTCATCAGACGTGTTATGCCAACAGTGATTGCAAATGAACTTGTTGGGGTACAACCAATGACCGGTCCAGTGGGTCAAATCCACACACTAAGAGTCCGTTATTCGGACACTTACGCAGGCACAGCAGGCGGTTCAACAACCGCAGGCGAAGAAGCTCTTTCACCATTCAAAATAGCTGAAGGTTATTCAGGTAATGCAAATGGTAAAGCAGATGCTACAGCAACTAAAGAAGGTACAGCTGGAAATCAACTAAGCATCCAGATCCTCAAGCAAACAGTCGAAGCTAAGACACGTAAATTGTCAGCTCGCTGGACATTTGAGGCGGCTCAGGACGCTCAGTCACAGCACGGTATTGACGTAGAAGCTGAAATCATGGCAGCACTTGCACAAGAAATTACTGCTGAAATCGACCAAGAGGTCCTTTCAAGTCTTAATACTCTTGCAGGTACAGCCGCACTTACATACGATCAGGCCGCTGTATCAGGTACAGCAACATTCGTTGGTGACGAACACGCCGCATTGGCAGTTCAAATCAATAGAGTTGCAAACTTGATTGCACAGCGTACACGTAGAGGCGCAGGTAACTGGGCCGTAGTTAGCCCATTTGCGCTAACGATCCTACAAAGTGCAACAACTTCAGCATTTGCAAGAACTACTGAAGGAACTTTTGAAGCTCCAACTAACACTAAAATGGTTGGTACTTTGAACAACGCTATGAAGGTATATGTTAACACATATGCAGCCGACAGTGCAAACGTACTTGTTGGTTACAAAGGTTCAAGCGAATCAGATGCGGCAGCGTTTTATTGCCCATACATTCCGCTAATGAGCTCAGGTGTTGTATTAGATCCATCAACATTCGAACCAACAGTATCATTTATGACACGTTATGGTTATGTTGAGCTAAACAATACTGCTTCATCGCTTGGTAACGCCGCTGATTACTTGGCTGCCGTTGCAATTACCAATGGTAATGTATCTTTTAGCTAAGATATAAAGCATAGCAAAATTGGAAATAGGCCCTTCGGGGCCTATTTTTTTGACTAAATATTATTACGTTCATCCTACGGGACGGAAGTAGCATTAGCGAAGGAACGCACTTTAACTTTAACGAGGAGAAGTGTAATGGACAACTATACGCTTTGGTGCTTTCAACAGCTTATCAAACTGCACCATAAGAAAAAAGTTGACTTTTTATTGCAAAAAGTGCAAAAAAGTGGTTGACTTTTATAATATAGATGCTATATTAGTAACATAAGCAATAAAAGAGTAATTAACTTTTATTTTTTAGTGCATCGAAGAGGCTCTTACCAGAGGGTTGAAGATGACAGCTTAGGGGTGGTACCCAGGCATGGTTGCAGAAATGCGTTGTGTCACATCGCTCTACCGAGCGGAAGTTGGTTCCCGGGATTCAGACAGGTATCTGTGTCGAAGGGTTGTAGGTGAAACCGAGTCCTACCTAAAATTGCTTATTCTTAAACAGGCGCTTAGGCGTCTGTTTTCTTATTAAAAATTCCAAACTTTTTACATTTAGCAATAAACGTTGTACGTTTGATTCCTAAAGATTTGCTTGCATGTGTTTGATTGTAGTTGTGTTCAATTAAAGCATCTTTAATTTTATCTATTATAAAATCTTCTGTTTCTTTATCTAAATTTTTTGTAGGTACGTTCTGGTCATCTTTGATATTATGATGTCGACTCATTTCCTCAAAAGCTTCGAACATTACATCCTGTTCTGACTTTAGCACCATTTAGATTCCTGACCTTATTAAGATATTTATGCAGTGTTTGCAAAACAATTACAATGATCGGAAACATATTACATATGTGTTAAAATTTTAACACCAAGCGATAAATACAAGTGGAGGGCTTCCTTTATGAAGATAAGAAATATACATATCATCGGTCTGACTTTAGCACTTACATTTGCTATACCCAATGTTGCCGCAAGTGACTTGACTTGGAGTTTTAAATCTCCAGCATTTCATTATGGTAACGGCTACAGTACTCACGTACTAAGTGTAGAACAGCTACAGTTTAACCGCAGAAAAGAAATTGCAGATGCACAGAAAGCAGAAGCGGCTCGCTTAGAGCGTGAATTAGAAAATACTACACTTAATAAATTTATTAAGAACGTTGAATCAAGAATATATGCACAACTATCAAAACAAATGGTTGATAGTATGTTTGCTGATTGTGATGCCACAACAGGCACATGCCCAACATCAGGAACAGCAGAAATCGAAGGTTCAACTATATCATGGGTTAAAGATGCTATAACTGGAGAAATCACTTTGACTGTTGTTGAAGAAGATGGCTCTACTACTGAAATATCGATACCAGGATCAGGAGAGTTTAATTTTTAGTATGCTGAAAACTGTTTGTGCCATTCTTACCCTTGCATTCCTAACAGGCTGTGCAGGCATGCAAAGCATGGAAAAATTAATAGATTCACAGGACAGTCCTGGATTACAGGTGTCACCTATTAAAGATAGAATGATGAATGTTCGTCCTATAGATGGACCAAAAATTACAATAGCAGTATACCAATTTGCAGATAAAACAGGACAACGTAAACCTGCAGATAATATTGCTAATTTAAGTAGCGCAGTAACACAAGGAAGTGAAGTTTGGGTTATTAAAGCTCTACAAGAAGTAGGAAACGGAACGTGGTTTGAAGTTGTTGAAAGAGTGGGCATGGACCACTTGATTAAAGAACGTCAGTTGATACGTAACACACGTGACGTGTATGAAAAAGATTTACCTAATGGTCCAACGCCATTAAAACCTATGTTGTTTGCGGGCTTATTGCTTGAAGGCGGCATTGTAGGATACGACAGCAATGTTGCAGTCGGAGGAATTGGAGCAAGGTATTTAGGAATAGGAGCACAAACAGAGTACAGAATAGACACTGTTACTATTGTGATGCGCCTTGTTAGTGTTAGCACCGGTAAGGTGTTGATGAGCATAGCAACCGAAAAAACGATTGCAAGCTACAGGTCCGGAGCGGACATCTTCAAGTTTTTGGATTTGGGGACTAAATTAGTGGAGTCGGAAGCCGGCTTCAGTGTTAATGAACCAGTTAATTATGCTGTGAGGGCAGCCATTGAACAAGGCATAATAGAGCTGGTAAACGAAGGAGTTAATAAAGGACTCTGGAAGTTTAAATAAGAGGGTAACTATTATGAAAAGTATAAAATTGTACTTAACAGCTATACTCTGGTTTACTGTATCTACTGCTCTGGCAAACGATATTTACATCGAGCAGGTCGGAGACACATTAGACTTAGACATAGTACAAGATGGTGCGAATAATGTTATAGGCACAGCAACAACTGCGGCTATTTTAGAGGGCGACGGTATGACGTTCGATATTACACAGACAGGAAGTGCAAACGTTATTGCGGCAACTATCAAAGGAGTGAACTACGAAGGAACATGGGATTTTACTGGTGATCGTAACACAGTAGACATGTTATGTTCAAGCGCAAGTTCGGGTAATTGTGATGACGTTACGTTGAATGTCACTGTAGATGGTGATGACAACGAATTCAAGTTTTATGTAGGGCAATCTGCAGATGCAGAAGATTTACTTGCGGCATTCACTGTTGATGGAGACGGAAACGTTTTTGACGTTGACGTTGACGGAACAGATGCAAACATAACTGTCACTGTAGATAACAGTGCATCGTTAGCATCTAACCAAGTCCAATCAGCTACCGATAATAATCTTTCAACAAGTGTTGCTGGAGGAAATATTATTGATTTAGATATAGACGGTAATGGAGATACAAACGGGCATGAAATTATCTTAGATATTACAGGCGGCGGGTCATCTTACACCATTAACCAAAGTGGCGTTAACGACAACAAAGTTGATGCAACTTTTTCAGGTGATGGTCAAACTGTCAATATAACGCAGAGTGACTAAAATGTTAAGATTAATTCTAACATTCGCATTTTTTCTTTCGAGCACCTCAACCGTTTATGCTAATTTGTCAGCAGGCAATATTGGCGAAATGAAAGGCTCTGGCGTGCTTGAAAGGCGAAATGATGTAATTACAGGTGGCGCAGGCGTAAGTGTGCAAAGTATGGACACTGCGGTTACAGCTAACGGTAAAATGAGAATTGATTTTATTGACGAAACACGAGTAGATTTAACAGAACATTCAAGACTTTTGATTGACGAGTTTGTCTATGACCCTGCAAACGATATAGGCAAACTTTCAATTAAGGCCTCCTTAGGAGGTGTGAGATATGCTTCAGGCCAAATAGCAAAAAAATATAGACAAAACGTACAAATTAAAACACCATCTGCTACAATCGGAGTTAGGGGAACCGATTTTATATTAGTAGTAGACGAGGCGGGCGGCACGATGGTAACACTTTTACCCTCTTGTGATGTAGATGGGTATTGCTACACAGGAGAAATAGAAGTGGAAACCGATGCTGGCTTTGTAATTATGAACCAAGCCTTCCAATCCACCATGGTTACACACGGCATGCGTCCCCCGACTCCCCCTTTAATTTTAGATATAGGCGAATCAGAAATCAACCAACTATTAATATTACGTAAGAAAAAACCTTATGAAGAAGAGGAAGATGAAATACGTAAAAAAACAAAAAAGATGTTTGATTTTCTTGATATAGATTTTTTAGAATTTGACGAACTTAATAATGATGCACTAACATCAGATGTGCAAAATATATGGGCTACAGAGTTAGATGATAGCGATTACTATCTATCTGATTTGTTAGTTGATATGTTAGATGTTTTAAATTTAGCATTAGCTAACTTATTTAGAGATCAACTTAAACTGGAAAACCAAGAAATATTTAGACAAAAACAAATTACAGGATATGACGAAACAACACGTATATTCCTTGATTACGAAGAACCTACATATCATATAAGAAGAAAAGATATTTCGTTAAACAACAATATAGATATAAAATTAAATGATCAATACGGTTATACTCTAAACATAGAACAGCAAGACGAAGCAGTGTATGAATATCTACTTGGTGTAGGTGCTAATAGTATAGATATAAAGCAGAGACAATAATGAAACTAACAGGAACACATTTAGGAATCTTAGTTATAGCATTATACTTTGTTTTTCAGGCTTGTCCTGTGCAAGCTAATGATGCCTTTATATATTATAGTAACGGTAGCCCAGGCACCACCGCTCAATACAATCATTTAAAAAGCGAACTTGAAGATTTAGGATTTACTGTGACAGGAAGTACAAGTGGCACAGTAAGTTCAAGTGCAATATCAGGCCAAGATTTAGTTATTGATATGGCAGGAACTTCAAACTGTGGTAGTACTTGTAAGACAGCGTATGACAACTATGTAAATGGTGGTGGTAAATTACTCATAGTAGGAGTCAACGGTGCAACCAACAGAAATGGCAATATAGAATCACTGATTGAAAATAAAATGGGTGTGGGATCAATGACATGGTATTCCCAAAGTTGTAGCGGCTGTTTTGCTTCAGTTGCAGTAGGCGATTATGCTTCAAGTACATCAAGTGAAAACACATTGCCAGGACCAGACAAATTGTTTACAGCAAGTGGCGGTACAGCAATGGCCAAAAACAGCACAGGTAATAATTATATGAGTTGGTATAAATGGGGCTATGGTTCCAATGGTGGTACCGTAATGGTCACTACTGGTTATGGACAGTTTTTATCATATAATTCTCTTGTTGATAATCAAAATGCTTTCTTGTTAAGAGCATTGCAAGAAGAAGGATTAGTTGCAACAACAGTGACTTACACATCAAGTATAAGCAATGCACAGACCACACAAATAACAACATCAAGAGCAGTAACACATAGTGGTAATGGTATATACATCGAGCAAGTGGGCAATGACAACGAGTTAACTATCGACCAAGAAGGCGATAACAATCTTATCGCAGGCACTGGTAGTACAACTACTAATTATGAAAATGCAGAAATTACTGGAAGTAACAATGTTACTACGCTAAATCAAAATGGTACTAACAATGTAATGTTGTTTGATATCACAGGCAACTATAACGATACAACTGTTGACCAAGGCGGTACTACAGGTTCAGACGATAACAGAGCCGAGTTTAACATCAATGGCGGCTTTAATACAACAAGTATTACGCAAAATCATGCCAATGGTATTGGAACTAATGGACACTTTGTTGCATTAGATCTTGACGGTGACGACAACAATGTTTTGACAAGTCAACTTAATGATGGAGATAAGAAAGCATTTCTAAGTGTACAAGGTGACGACAATGATATAGACCTATACCAACAAGGCTCAGGCTCGCACTATGCAGAAATATCTGTAGGCAATGATCAAACAATTGATGTAACACAAGACGGAAGTGGCAATCACAATGCCAGTATTTCAATGTCAGGTTATACATCAGGTTTGGATCTTACACAAGATAGTTCAACAGGAAAAACTTATTCTATAATGCAAAATTGCTTAAACGCAAATGGTTGTGGCACAACTACTATTACACAAAACTGAAAGGGAAGGATTAAAAAAATGGAAATGGGCTTTAACGAGATAGCAAAAACTTGTCTCGATTTAGAAGGGTATGATAGAAACTTACCTGTTGAAGAAAGATTTGAAGAATTTGATTTTAGAAAGGCCGCAGGGTGTGCATCTAAGGGTAGAGTTGCACTATACATAAAAGATAATTATGATACTGCGGCTTTCTTAAAAGCAAATCCTCATTTCAGATATCCAGGCGGATCAAATGGAAACATAGACCCGTGCTGGGGCAAGAACAAAAGATATCTTGCAAACGGAGGATGTTAAAATGAGTAACTTTAATCAAGATCATATGTTTACAAAGCTACAAAAAATGTATTTTTTAGGATGTGGTATATTAGTAGCATTATGTATGACTTACATTACATTTTTATATTTTGAGTATAGAGTAGTAAATGCAACATGGGAAACTACATTTGTTTCGCCTGCGGCATTTTGGGACGAAGTACCGGACTGGAAATGGGAACCTATATTTAAGGGGTAAATAAACACATGTTCGGATGGTTTCAAAAGGAGCACACAGATGCAGAACAACAAGAGGATTGGATTCCTAAGCGAGTTGCAGAGCTTAAATCCAGAATCGCCGCTCTTGAAAGCCGCATCGGAAGGCATAAAGAATCCAATCAAAGTACACAAGCACACTCCGAGCATGTGGTGGATACGCGAACAGAGAAAACTGAATCAGCCCAAGCCAGCAAAAAAGATCTTGAAATGATGGCTCTAAAAGCCAAACTTATGGGTAAAAGATAAATACACTTGTAAGCGAAGCGTGAGGGCGTTTCAGAAAGTCACCTTTCGGTGCATTCACAGAAAGCAATACCCATGATCGATCCCGTATCGGCTATAGGAATGGCAACAGCCGCATATCGCGGAATTAAGTCAGCAATAGACACTGGGCGAGAACTGCACGACATGGCAGGGACTCTATCTCAGTGGGCAGGTGCAATGTCTGACTTAGACTTTTCACACAAACAAGCCGAAAATCCACCAATGTTCAAAAAACTGTTTGGCGCAAGCCAAATAGAACAAAATGCTCTGGAAATTTGGGGGCATAAACAAAAAGCAAAAGAAATGCGCGATGAAATGAAAACACACATAAGTTTTTATTATGGTCCAAGTGCCTGGGATGAAATTGTACGCATCGAAGGCGAAATGCGCAAGAAACGTGCGGCAGAAGTTTATAAAGCTGAAGAACGTAAACAATTAATCTTAGAATGGGTAGTCGGAATAACTTTAGCGGTAGTAGGCCTATCTGTATTAGCTTTTGTTTTTTGGTTAATAGGAGTTGGCACAGGAAAATGGTAGTATGTGGATATTAATTTACTTGGCATTATCTGCAGGCGGAGCCATGCAAAATTATCATATAGGAACATTTACTACACAAGAAGAATGTGCCGCAGAACTTAGCAAAGCACATGTGTTAGTAAAATCAAAAGGCCAGTCTATAGATTGCATCGAAATTGTAATTGACGAGACTTACATAAAACTTAACTAAATAATTGTATGTTATTAGAGTTGGCTATGGCTGGCTTCTTAACCTGCAACTTATACAAGCAAGAAATTGTAGGTGAAGATAGGCAGTGTTATTATAAATGCACAGACACTTCAAAGGATTACGCATCTACTTTGAAACAGTACCAATGCCCTAAACGACTACAAGTAGACAGACCTCCTTTAAAATTTAAAGACCGTATCAAAGACAAATAAATACAGTATGACCAAGTATATTACACATTGGGCTGTGGCCTTAGTTACGGCTTTTATTATGATAGGTTTCCACTACAATGATAGCTCTGTAGTGCAAACGGCTCGGCTGAAGTCATTTGATATACTTCAACAAACAGATCAGCCAACATTATCCCAAGATATTGCTGTCGTCACTATCGACGAAAGCGCCATTGAAAAGTACGGACAATGGCCTTGGAAGCGTGATGTTCTTGCAGATATAATCTGGAAGCTTCGTGAAGCAGGTGCTGGCATTATTGTAATGCCTATGTTATTTTCAGAGCCAGATAGACTTGGCGGTGATATAGCATTAGCCGAAGCACTTGTAGATAACGGCGTAGTGATTGCTCAAACAGGATCTACACAAGCCAATCGCAACTCGGTCCCGCGAGGAATTGCGAAGATAGGAGACCCACTGCCATACATGTTTGAATGGCCGGGGATGCTGGGACCTATTCCATTGTTAGGAGAGAATGCAGACGGTGTAGGAGTGTTGAACACTTTCCCAGAGATCGATGGCGTTGTACGTAGAGTACCTCTTCTTATGCGTATCGGGGATGATACGTATCCTGCTTTAGCAGTGGAAGTAATCAGAGTAGCAACAGGAAATCCAAGCTATCAAGTGAAAGCTAATCAAGGTGGGATTGAAAAAGTAAGAGTTCCGGGGTTTCCAATAATAACCACAGATCCAAATGGACAAATTTGGTTACGTTGGAATAAAGATTTTGAAACTATAAGTGTTGCTGACAATGATTTAAGTACAGTAGCAGGTAAAACTGTTATTGTAGGAGTAACTGCTGAAGGAATTGGCGGAATGATAGCATCACCAACTGGTCCAAAATATAATTACATTCCTTCAGCAGTTATGCTCCAGACTGTAATAGATGGAGATCAGATACAACGTCCATACTGGGCGTTTTTGGCTGAACTACTTACTACAGCTATTTTAGGCCTTTTATTAGTATTATTAGCTCGTTTTACACCATATTACATAGTTGGTGGGTCTATACTACTCTTTAGCGGAAGTCTTGCTTACGGAGCGTTATACGCTTGGCAAGAGTACCTTTATTTGCTTGATGTTACTATGCCGGTGATTACAGTTCTAATCGTCGGATTACATGCAGTGTTTAATAGATTTGTAAGTGAATACACACAGAAACAAGCAATTAAGAAACAGTTTGCAGGATATGCAAGTCCAACAGTAGTACGTTTACTACAAGAAAATCCTTCATTAATTAAAGAAGGAATGAAAAAAGAAGTTAGTATACTGTTTAGTGATTTGCGTGGCTTTACACCATTAGGCGAATCGTTCGGTGATGATGTTAAAGGCTTAACTAAAATTATGAATGGCTATATGGATGCTATTACGCAACCTATATTAGATTCAGACGGTATGGTTATTAAGTATATCGGCGATGCAAGTATGCACATACACAATGCGCCAATAGACGATCCAGAACATCCTAAAACAGCAATACAATGTGGATTGAATATGTTAAGTGCAGTGGAGAAATTTAATGATAAAATTACAGCAGAAGGAAGGCCGCCCGTTGGAATGGGTGCCGGCATCAATACCGGCCTTGGCTATCTTGGAGAAATGGGTAGCACAGCAAGACATTCGTACGATGTGTTGGGAGACGCAGTATCAACAGCCGCAAGAATTGAAAGCAAGTGTAAAGAATACGGATGTCTCCTCTTAGTAGGCGAAAGCACATACAAAGAAACTAAAGATGATTTCTTTTATCTAAAAGTAGATGACTTACAAGTAAAAGGTAAAAGTGTAGGATTAAGCATTTATACTGTGTTAGATTTAGAAGGAACACACGCTCAAAAGAAAAGTCAAGAAATGCACGAGCGTATGCACGATGCATACAAAGAACAAAAGTTTGATGAAGCTATTTACATATGCGAAAGACTAAAAAGGCACTTTAATGCAAAAATGCAAGGCTATTATGATATGTGGATTGAACGCTGTGAATACATGAAAACACAAGACCTACCAAAAGATTGGAATGGTGTGTTTATAGCAACTTCTAAATAATTATTTTTTACCAGTGCTGTCAAATTTTTGATTTGTTACATCACTGTATTTGTTGACAATTTCTTCAAGTTCAGCTCTACGCTCTTTATCAAGTTTTGCTTCGTTTTCTAAAGCCATAGTAAGTTTTGTATTCAAGCGTATCATGTCGTTGTCTAACATGCGAACTCTGTCAACCAGTTTTATTAGTGTAGCCATAGCATCACCAACGACAGGTTGAATTTCGGTCGTAACCCATTTCCAAATATAATATACAAAGTAACCTAACCCAGTAGCCGCGACTATTGGAAAACCATAATCACTTACTACTTGACTTAGATCCATATTTTTCCTTTTCGTATTTCATTAATAACGTGTTCACCTCGTCTGACTTAACAAGCCATCCGTTTTCGTTAACAATAAAGACATCGCCTGGTTTATATAACCAATGAGATTTTGGCGTACCGTCTTTTTGAACACCCATTACTTCTCCGGGCCAATCACCTTTGACAGTAAAATTATCTCCAGCTTGTTCTACAGTATAGTCTAACCAAATCACTTAATCTCTCCTTGCATCTTCTTTGCCTTCATTTGCCGCAATCCTATCTACATTAGGTTTTACCTTTAGTGCATGGCTCATAAGCGCATCGATCTTCACAAGATCATTATTCATAGTTTGCACACGATTGTCAAGACCACTTGTAATATTTTTTAATCCCTTGACAGAACCTGTAACACCTGCTAATATAAATTTTAATGTAGTAAAAACAAATAAACCGGCTGCCAATGCTCCTGCTATCGGAAACCCTAAATCTGCTACTAAACTTAAAAAGTCCATAATGGATTGCCCTCCACTTGTATTTATAACAAAATCTTACGTTTGATAAATACATATGTCAGATAGTGTGCCGCAAGGCGGACTTATGCTGTACCCACAGCGTAGCTCATAGAACGGGCATAGGACTACTATTATAGGAGAAAACAATGGGAAGACCACTTAATAAAAGGTTGATGGGAACGCCGACAGCAGCCGGCAACGAAATCAAAGTAAACTTTCATAACGGCACAGCAGTTAAAGAAGGTTATATCGTAAAGCAAAAAGGCTCAAAGAAATTTGTATGTGAAGAAATTGGAACAGCAGGCGAATTTACTTGTACACTAACAACTGGTAAATTACCAGCGGCATTAGCGGCAGGCGAAATGGCTATTTCATTCAAAATGGACGACAGTGAAACTTACACAGTAAGTAAAATTGCTGGACGTAAAGCAACTTTATCTGCTCCAAGTGGAACAGGTGCAAACGCTTATGACGGACTTAGTGTAGCGTGGAACTTTAGCACAAGTACTTCAGATGGTGCGGCACAAGTTGAAGAAGCTGGTGACGACAACACATTAGTAGGTACTGATGACGACGACTTCACAGAAGACGCATAAAGCATAAGGATTGAATCTTGAAATACGTTAAAGTATCCGATAATAGTTACAAACTTTCAGTTACTGACGGTGGAACTATCTATCTTTACACCGGAGCAGAAACTGGTGAGGTTCGTATATCTGGTGACTTAATTGTTCAAGGTAATACAACTACAGTACAAAGTGAAGAACTTACTGTTAAGGATAATATTATTATTCTTAACCAAGGTGAAACTGGTGCAGGCATCACATTAGATGAAGCAGGCATTAGAATTGACCGTGGTACTTTACAAGATGCTTATATTGTATTAGATGAGGACATCACTAATTCACGAACAGGATTACCTGGCGTATTTGCTTTTAAATTTAATGACGGATCAGCGGCAGCGATAAGAACAAATGCTATCAACACCGCTGGTTCCGATTTACATTTAATTAATTCAGGAACAGGTGTTATTACAGTTACTGGTACAACTGATTATGAAAATCAAGTAACAGACGACGATGACATCACAAATAAAAAATATGTTGATGATGCTATTAGCACAAGTTTTGCTACTGTATTTTTAAAACAGATTGGTGACGGCGTATCAAGCCCGTCAAGCATTAGAATCTTTGATAGTGAACCATCACCAGATGGTAGCGGTGTTGATCATAGTAAAATAACTTTTACAATTGACGGCGTAATTCATGCAGAGATGTACGATGATAGATTAGAGTATGGTAATTTAAGATTTACTGATACAATAATTGAAACAATCTCAAGTAACGATGACTTAGTTTTAAGAGCACCTGGTACAGGCGCTGTTAGAATTGATGATACTTTACATATTAACAGTACACCCGGCGACGACGATGTAGCAATAGAACCAACACAGCCAATAGACGGATCTAAGATTTATATTAGTACACAGTCTACTGGTAAGTCTGGTATTTACTTCGTAAACGACGAAGCAAACAGAGATGAATTGGTAAGTAAGAATAGAGCATTACTATTTGGAATGCTTTTTTAAGGAACAAACATGGCAATAACTAACGCACAATTAACTACAACACAATTAGACCTAATTACTGTTCCAGCAGATAAATCATATGCAATTACAAATATATTAGTTTGTAATAACCATGCAAGTGATACAGCGGCATTTGATATGCACTTAATTCCAAATGGCGCACCATTGAATAACGCTGTGACAAGAGTTATAAGTAATTTAAGTTTACCAGCAGGTGAAACATTTACATTTGATAGTGAGAGAGTTGTTTTAGAAACAGGAGATAAAGTTTCTTTTACTGCTGATCCTGATATTGGTAGCTCTAACACAAATTTATCATGCACTATAAGTTATTTGGAAGTATAAAATGCGTCTAATTAAAGCACAAAGCACTAACCTAAGAAGTATTACCGGACAAGGTGTAAAATACGATACTGATACGCAAGTTATTGCGGATAGTGAACGTGCTTTGCTTTTACCTAAAGGTGCAGATGCAACTCGCCCAGGCGAAGCAGGAATATCAACTGCGTCAAACAATGGGCAAATACGATATAATACTACAAGTAATGAAATAGAAGCATATCAAAACGGTGCTTGGAGAAAATTACGCTTCAAAGAGCCTAATCAAAATCCAGGTATTGTATTACAAACATTTGGCCCGGGTGACGGCACAGAAACTGTGTTTGGACTATTAGCAAGTGGTGATACAGATAATCCTATACCAGCGGCAGCACAAAACGTTTTAGTTTTAGTTGAAAACGTTTTACAAATACCTACAACAAACTACACATTAGAACAAAGCGATGGAACAAATGTTCCTTCAACTGGACCTAATCCGGCTTATGCGGCAGGATGGTACATAGTATTTGGTACAGCAGTTCCTGTAGGCAAGTTCGTAACAGTCATACACAACTTCGACAAGTAAATCCTATAAATACACTGTAGGAGAATACTTTTATGGCACAAGTTGGTCGCATATCGGGCGGTTTATTACAAGCAAATTTATTACGTAATGGCATTGATCTAAAGTTTGCCAATACTTCTACTGAAATAGCAAGTAGTACTCCTTTGTTACACCTTGATGTAACAAACAATAAAATTAATATTAATTCAGAATCATCTACAGATGTTCTAAATATTCCTACAACACTTGCAACAGTAAATTCAATAGGTACAGTAGCAAACATCGCTGATATTACTGTAGATAATTCTGCTATAACATCTAACAATGGCAATCTAAATTTAAATGCAGGTACTAATATATTTGCAACATCATTAGCTACCTCAGGCATTAAGATAGATTTTAATACCATATCTTCAAGAACTACGGATCAGAATATTGAACTTAGACCAAACGGCAATGGTACAGTTAATATTAGAAGTAATTTAAACAGCACAGGCGGTATACACGCTACAGGAGATATAAACTTTGGCGGTAGTCTAACAATAGGTAATGACGACACTGATGACTTAGTATTCCAAGGTGAGCTAACAAGTGATTTAATCCCAGACGCAACTGATACATATGACTTAGGTAGTGCAGATAAAAATTGGGGCGATATACATACCCAGTCATTCAATACTGAGAACACAAATGTAAACAACTTTATTATCGGTACATCAACAATGAATCGCCGACAAGGTAACATGTTTTATGTAAGTACGCTTGGAGACGATACAAATGTTGGAGATCATCAACACGGTGCATTTAGAACATTACAACATGCATTAGAAGTTGCAGATGCAAGTACAGCAGGCCCAGTAGCAATACATATTTTTCCTGGCACATATCAAGAAGTATGTCCTTTAATAGTTCCTGAAAGAATTACAATCATAGGGCATGATATAAGAAACACAATAATTACACCTACTTCGGATACAAACACAAATGACATTTTCCAAATACAAGGAAATGTTACTATTGAAAATCTTACAATAAAAGATTTCTTTTCACCTGGACACGCATTTAGTTTTGTTCCTAATGGTTTAGTAAACGAAAGATCACCTTACATTAGAAACATAACAGTTATTACACAGGGTAGTGTAACTTCTGCAAGCGACCCAAGAGGATATTTGCAAGGAGACGCAGGTAAAGGTGTTTTAGTAGACGGAAGTATATTAGACTTTGATAGTATAGAAGCAAGTATGTTGTTTCACTCGTGTACTTTTATTACACCTGGCGTTGATGCAATTACAATGACAAATGGTGTAAGAGTTGAATGGTTGAATTGTTTTACATATTTTGCTAATAGAGGTTTGTATGCTACAAGAGGCGCTATAGGAAATGCAAATCCTGATAGCAGTATGCGTTATGGTGCAGAAGTTAGAAGTATAGGTTCTGCATGTGTGTACGGTAATATTGGTGCAGAAGCAGATGGTGCTGATACAGTGATGTATCTAATAGGACATAACTTTGCATATATTGGTGTCGACGGTAATGTTACAAATGACGATACATTACATCAGCAAGCAGACGAAGTAATAGAAATTAATGATGGTAAGATACACTATGTATCTACTGATCAAAAAGGTACTTTTAGAGTAGGTGAGACTTTTTACGCTGATTATGACACAGGTATTACAAACATTGATGCAAATAGTTTAGACTTTACAGGCATACAACAATTAGCAGTAAATGACGGTGTAAGCCAATCTGTTATACAAGGTAACCAAATAGATACTGGAAATATTAGAATATCTGGTAATACTATAACAACAACAGACGGTGAATTAGATCTTTCACCTAATACACAAATACTTAATTTAAATAATGCACATTTAACTTTGCCTAAAGGTTCTGATTTTAATCGTAATGAAACTGAAGGTGACATACGCTATAATACTGATACAAATTTGTTTGAAGCATATTCATCAGGCAATTTAAGTTTAGGCGGAATATATTCAGATAATCGAGAAACTTATGTAGATGCAACAACTACATCAAATAAATTAGTAATGTATGCGGATAGTTTACTTGCAGGTGAAGTTGATAATACAGGTATAGTAAACTTAGCTGGATTATCGTCTGGAGATATACTATTTGATGATGCATTAATTACTACGACATTAAGTAATTCAGATTTAGATTTAGTGCCAAACGGCACAGGCATTTTGCAAATAGATGACATTGAAATATCAGATCAGTATATAAAAAATCTAAGCAATAATGCACTTACTATAGATCCTGCAGGAACTGGTTGGGTGAAGTTTGATTCTACAAACGGACTTAGAATTCCAACAGGTACAAACAGCAACAAATATAGCAGTCCTGAATTAGGACATACAAGATACAATTCAGAAGCAGAATACATGGAAGTTTGGAATGGAGTTTCATGGCAGCAAGTGGCTGGAGATGGCGGCGGCGTTGACGTTGACGACATAAATGATTTGCTTGATTTATACGTGCTTGTATTAGGATAATCTACTAAAACGATAAATACTATTAATGCAGTACAGCGACCTTTGTATTGCAGGGTCAAACTGTGGTTCGCCGGCAAAGAGCAAATGCTGAGAATTTGGCGAGAGGGACAGGATCCCCGTATTGAGGAGAAGAGATGGCACTTGGTCGCATTAGTGGTCCGCTCTTAAAAGCTAACCTTCTAAGGGAGGGTGTAGATCTGGCTTTTGAGAACGACTTGCTATATTTAGATGTAAATAATAGCCGGATTGGTATAAAAACCAACACACCCCAATACGATTTAGACGTTAACGGAACAGCAAGAGTTCCACAATTAGAAGTTTCCACAAACGCTAATATTGCAGACGTTACTATATCTGGTAATACAGTATCTACGACTAATCCGCAACTTACTTTAGGTACAGCGGATACAGTAGTCTATCAAAACAAAGCACAAATAGATAGCATAGATATTGAAAACAATACTATTAGCACAAATACAACAAATGAGAATTTAGAATTTGCACCCAACGGTACAGGTACTGTAGAAATATTTGCCGATACAAATGTTTACGGAAATATTGTTGCTACAGGTTCAATTACTGCTGACGGTAATATTACCATAGGCGATGCAGATACAGACGATATTACAATTAACGCAGAAGTTGCATCTAATATTATTCCAGATGCTTCTGCTACATATAACCTTGGTTCAGCAACAAAGCGTTGGAATCAAGTTTTTACAAATACATTATATGCAGACACTGTTTCTGCTAATGACTTACTTGTTGGTGGTATTGATTTAGCACTTAGACAAGGCAACATGTTATATGTTGCAGAGAATGGTGATGATACACTTACAGGTACACACCCTAATGATCCTTTTGCAACTATTCAACAGGCATTAAGTGTAGCAACAGCAGGTGACACAATTCACATATTTCCTGGATTATATCAAGAAACATTTCCAATGACAGTGCCTGCAGGGGTTACTGTAAAAGGACACAGTATACGTAGTGTCAATATTACACCAACAGCATTATCAAACACTTCAACAGCATTTTATCTTAACGGTGAAAGCACAGTTGAAGACTTAACAATTAAAGATTTTTTTGCCCCAGGATATGCGTTTGCATTTAATCCAACAGGAATCACAGTCACTACAAGATCACCTTACATTAGAAATGTAAGTGTGATTACAGCAGGTAGCGTTACTTCTGCAAGTGACCCGAGAGGTTACTTACAAGGTGATGCAGGTGGTGGTGCATATTTAGATGGTGAACTTGCAACAGTAGGCAGTAGAGAAGCAGGTTGCTTATTTCATAGTGTAACATTTATTGTACCTAATGCAGATGCACTTAGTTTTACTAATGGTACAAGGGTTGAATGGTTAAATTCATTTACATATTTTGCACAGCGAGGCTTATATGGTTTTGATAGTGCTAATGGTTTAAAAGGTACAGGACAAACACAAATACGTGTTACTGGAGGCTCAGGAACATTTAGCGCAGGCCAAACTTTTACTTACTACGACACAGACGGTGTAAGTGTATTAGCACAAGGCACTATTGATACAGTTGATGCTGATAATAAATTTTATATCACAGGCAATCTTACAGGACTTACTACAGCCCAAGACAGAGGCGGTAAAACTATAGTAAGATACCAAAATCCTGTAACAGATACAGCCAAACAAAAATTTGGTGCAAGTAGTTTACAATTAGACGGCACAGAAGATTATATTGGCGTTGGCTCAAACAACGATTTTGGTTTTGGTACAGGCAACTTTACAGTTGTAACTTGGATACATCCAACATCTGTAACAGGCACTCGTGTTATTGCAGATATGAGAGCAGGAGCAGATACAGATACGGGACTATTGTTAACAATGGCATCAGGTGTTGCATCTGTTTACATAAACGGCTCAACAATATTGACAGCTGGAACTACAACAATGACAACATCAACATGGTATCATGTTGCAGTTGCACGTAGCGGAACAACTATCAAATTATTCATTAACGGAAATGAAGAAGCAAGTGCAACTTATAGTGCATCAATGGGCACAGCTAAACCACTAATCATTGGCGCAAAATACGACGGCAGCGGAGAGTTTTTTGAAGGCAACTATGATGACTTTAGAATTAAAAAAGGCACAGCTCAATACACTGCAAACTTTACAGCACCTACAACACAATTAGTTGGAGACAGTGCAACGGTATTATTATTACAATTTAATAATGCTTTAGATAGCAGTATTGAAATAATAGACAATGTAACTACAAGCCAAGACTTAAGATTTAGTGGAGGCGCAACTGCTGACTTTGTAACTTTAGCTGACAAAACTGACTTTGGCGGAGAGTTACGTTCAATAGCAAGTGCTTGTGTATATGGAAACTACGGAGCATACGGAAATGGTAATGGTGTGCTTATGTATCTCATTAGCCAAAACTTTGCATATATTGGAACTGGTAAAGAAGTAGATAACGATATTAATGATGTTGTGCAAGTCAATGAAGTTACAGAATTAAGTAATGCACAAATTAGATTTAGCTCTGTTGATCACAACGGTGATTTTAGAGTAGGTGATTTATTTTATGTAAATCAAAAAGATGGAACTATCAATTTTACATCTGCTGATTTCAATGTTAATTCGCAAAATGGTATTACTATTGTAGACGGATCCGATGTAACAACTATACTCGGTGATCAAATTACAACTGGAAATTTAAAATTTGCTGGCAATACAATTTCAAGTGTTGCAGGTGATATTAATTTAGATAGTGCAACAGGACATTTAAAACTTACTGCAACAGGCGGATTACAATTACCTAAAGGTACAACAGCACAGCGTCCAGGAAGTCCTGCTACAGGTCAAATTAGATACAATACAGATACTAATATGTTTGAAGGTTATGACGGTAATTGGATTGCACTTAATGGCGTATATGATTTAGATTTAGACACTTATATTACTGCTGAAAACACACCAGGTGCAAATGATGATACTATTAGAATGTATGTTGGTGGTAGTGAAAGAGTTAATATTACAAGTGCAAGATTAGATACTCCAAGAATTGAAGTTGATGATATTTTTGTAGACGGAAATGTAATTGGAACTATTACTACCGACACAGATTTAAATTTATCTGCCAATGGTACAGGCAAGGTAAATATAGATGATATAGGTTTTAAAGATAGTACTATCACAAATAACCTTGCAGACACTGCATTGGAATTTCAGCAAGCAGGCAACGGCTACTTCAAAATTGAAGGCACAGGCGGCTTTGTTGTACCAAGCGGAACAAGTGTTCAAAGACCTTTGCCAGCATACAGAGAAACTGGTATGATAAGGTTTAACACTCAGGAAGGATACTTAGAAGTATTCGACGGAACAAGTTGGGTGTCAGTTGCAGGTGAATCAGGTAGTATTACTTTTGCGGCAGCAGAAAATCTTGTGATTGAGTATGTATTGACGTTAGGATAATTAGATGGCAACATTATTTAAAAATAAAGTAGTAAAAGATATAGGAAAATTACCTATAACAGCAATAGCAACCGATGCAAGTACAAGAAGTACAATCGTTGGTATAACTGTAGCTAATCTTACTACCGACACAGTAAAAGTAAGCCTTATTGTAGGAGACGATACCAGCGTTAAAGGTTTTTATTTAAAGGATGTAGCAATACCTACAAATGCAACATTGAAAGTAATCGGTGCAGGTGATAAACTTATTTTAGCACCAGAAAATTCATTAGAAATACAAGCAGACGAAGATGACGCTTTAGATGCTGTAATAAGTTATGTGGATATTGTTTAAGGAGAATATGTTATGTCGTTGACTATAATAGGCGGACCAGGAGAAGGTAACTCGGGTTTTACATCTGAAGTAAGATTCTTTTACGGATTACGCAGAACAGACAAAGGTGAATTGTTCTTTGGTAGATTAGATCAATTTAATGATAACGACAGTATTAACATTAATAAACCAGGTGACGTTGAAGAACAATTTAACGAATTTACAGAAGGACAAGATTTCTTTGAAGGCAGAGATGTCGATCATGAATTAGTTTATAATAATTTAAATTATGAACAATACAAATGGGACAACAGAAACATATATTATTATGTGAATGACGAAGGCGAATTGGTTGCAAGGGTAAATCAAAAGCAAACATACAATGACGGTGATTCATCAAATGGATTACAGCAGTACGGTTAAAGGTATAGAACATGGCAGAGTTTAAGTTAGATAGATTAAAATTTAGATGGAGAGGAAACTGGGCTTCAACTATCAATTACCGTAAAGATGACGTAATAACTTATCAAGGTAAGGCTTACGTTTGTTTACAAGCCCACGTTGCTTCAACAAATTTTTATACAGATAGAGATCCAGCAACCGGCGAAACAATTGCTGTAAGAGTGGGAGCTGATGCATTAAATAATCAAGCACAAGGACAGTTTACATTTGATAACATAAATGCTCCTGTGCAAAATCTACTACAAGGTAGAACATATACTTTTGATTGTAGCGACAACACAACAATTAATTTCAATACAGCAGTAAACATTTTAAAGTTTAGTTCAACTAAAGACGGTAAATGGAACGGTGGAGACACTTACAACATTGGTGTTAGTTATGAACTTGATAGTTTACCTGTAACTGAAACAGAATATGATGATGGTTATTCAACTGCTACTACAAGACACATTATTATCACAGTTAGTGCAGACTCGCCTGAAAGATTATATTACTTTAGTACAACAAACCCAGGCATGGGTAATGAATTACAAACAAGATATGGTAGCTATTGGGAACTTATGTCCGATGGACAAGTTTGGAAAGGCGATTGGATTCGCGGCCAATACTATAGCGAAGGAGAAATTGTAAAGTATCGAGGACGTCAATATAAATGTATTGTTCAACATACATCACAAGTTATATTAGATTTTGAAGACGATATTGCACATTGGGAATTATTTAAGACAGGCTACGATTGGAACAACACTTGGACAGAAAGCACCGACTATAAAGTTGACGATGTAATACGTTATAATGGTGTAACTTATATTTGTAACACTGCACACACATCTAATTCAGTTTTAGCAGGATTAGAATTTGATATTGCAAAATGGACAATTATAAGTGAAACTGAAAATTGGAAAGGTGACTGGACCATCAGCACCAGATACATGCTCCATGACGTAGTTAAGTATGGTGGATATGTATATAGATGTATACAATATCATACATCTGCAGACAACGCAAATGTTGACGGATTAGAACTCGATCAAGCTAAATGGGTAAGCCAAGTTCAAGGTATTGAATACAAAGGTGATTGGTCCGGTGCAACAAGATATAAAATTGGTGACGTAGTAAAAAATGATGCGTCATTATACAAGTGTAAACTTGGACATACATCAGATGCTACTGCATTACGTAATGACGAATCAGCCGCATGGGATCTATATATTCCTGGATTAGATTTTGAAGGTCGCTGGAATAGTACAACTGAATATCAAAAAGGTGATATAGTTTTACATGGCGGTTATGTTTATACTGCACTAACTAATAATATTGATTCTGTACCAGGCGCTAATGGATTGGCACAAGATACTGGCGATTGGGAAGTTACGCTTACAGGGTATAGAGCTTTAAATGATTATGATGAAACATTACAGTACCGCACAGGTGATGTAGTACGTTACAGCGGATATTTGTACCAAGCAAAAGTTGACACACTTGCTGAAAGCCCAACACAACAACCATTAAGTTGGCAAATATTAGTACCAGGACGTCAATTTAGAAACGCATGGGAAGACGATGTAACTTATTACGTAGGTGATATTGTAACGTGGGCTGGAACAACATACGAATGTATCTTAGAGCATACTTCTACAAATAGTGATAGTAGACCTGATTTAGATATTATACAACCAGATCAAAACTATTGGAAAATAAGCATTAAGGGTGCAGAAGGTAATAAATTAACAAACTTCGGCGATATTAAAGTTTATGATACTGAATCTACAAGATTAGCAGTTGGATCATCGGGTAATGTGCTTAAAGTAGGAACTGATTCTATTCCAAAATGGGAAGCATTTGAAGAAGTTGATAGAGCTTTCTTTGTGTCACCTGAAGGTACAGATTCAGCTGTAAATGGTAAAACGGCGGCAGAACCTTTTAGAACTGTAAAATTTGCTTGTGATTATGCAAGAACTAATCCAGCATTTCTTTATGAACCAAACCTAACTACATCTGATTACCAAGATAATTTAACAGGTATTGGGTTAGCCATACTACAAATACAAGCTGGCGCAGATATACCAGATGCACCAAACTTCAAAGCGTTTTTACAAACACAAACAGATGACGGTTATACGTATGCTGATATAGTTCGTGATAGCACAGATTCGACAGACGATGCTAACTTTTTTGAATTGTATAAATTAGCACCAGAAGATGCACCATCGCAAGACATAACAGATTCTATTAACAATATTATTATTGAACTAACAGAAAACACTACTCCTTACATAGGAGAATATGTAGAGTACAACGGTACTAATTATTCTTTAATAAAAAGTATTCCTAAAACAACTACAATTAATATTAAGACAGGTGTATATAGAGAACAAATTCCAATACTTGTCCCTGCAAATACTGCTTTGGTAGGCGACGAATTAAGAAGCACAAGAATTGAACCAGCTCCAGGATTAGAGACTGCAAACATGTTCTACGTAAGAAACGGATCTGGTATACGTAATATGACTCTACAAGGGTTGACAGGCGAATTAGGTGCACCAAACGCTAATAACACCAGACGTCCGACAGCAGGAGCATATGTTTCACTTGATCCAGGAGACGGTTCAGACGATACTGCGGCATGGATTACAACAAAGTCACCGTATGTGCAAAATGTTTCTACATTTGGTACAGGGTGTGTAGGTATGAAAGTAGATGGTGCATTACACGATGGCGGTAATAAATCAATTGTTGCTAACGACTTTACACAAGTTTTAAGTGATGGTATTGGTTACTGGGCAAACAAAGATGGCAAGTCAGAACTTGTGTCTGTGTTTACGTACTACAATCATATCGGTTACTTGTGTACAGATGGTGGAAAGTTACGTGCAACCAACGGTAACAACTCATATGGAGATTACGGTTCAGTTGCAGAAGGATTTAACGCAGACGAAGTTCCTGTTACAGCTAAAATAGACAACAGAACAAAACAAGCTGAAACTGGAAGATTATTTACATACGGTACAGACGAACAAAAACTTCTTGCAGTAGCTTATAAAAATGCTGGAGAAACATATACATCAGCAACAATATCATTTGCTGGCGCAGGACAATATGGTACTGGTAAAATTGATGAAATTAGAAACGGCGCAGTTAGCAATGTAAGAGTAGATCCAAAAGGTGACAGTACTGTACCAGGTGGTTTTGATTACCAATTTGTTGCCAACACTGCACAGGGTGGTGATACTTTATCTATTACACTTGCACAGGCAGATGTAGGTACACAAGCAAAGTATATAGGACAGAGAATTGTTATTGTTTCAGGTAAAGGTGTAGGACAGTATGGTGAAATTACTGACTTTGATGAAACAGGAAAAATTGTTATTGTAAGTAGAGAATCAGATGGAAAAAATGGTTGGGATCATTTCCAACCTGGATATCCAATAGAAGCAACTTTAGATTCAACTACAAGATATAATATTGAACCAAAAATTACATTTACTGAACCATTGTTTGAAGCAACAAACGTAAATGGTCCTGAAAGTGGAAGTTGGCAGTACATAGTTTATGGAGGATCCAAATATGTTGCTGCCACTACAGACGGTAAGGTTGCAGTAAGTACAGACGGAACAAGTTGGACCAGCAATACTGTAACAAGTGATACTTGTGAAGTAAGTGGACTTGTTTTTGACGGAACGAATTTTATTATTAGTTTCGGAAGTTACGACAATGCCGCAACAGATAAGTTTGCATATACTACTACAGGTAGTTCATGGACAGTTTCAACAGGGGCTATAACAGCTAACTGGCATACTATGTCAACTATAAACGGTAAGACTGTTATGTTAGCACGTAACGGCTCTTATCAATATAGTGATGCGGCAGCCATAGGAACATGGGCTGGTAAGTCAGCAAGCGATGCTAATAACCCGTTAGTTACAGCAACACAAGCAGGCAGAGATTTTACAATAATTAGAACATTGGACAATAGGAAATGGGTTGATCCGCATTGTATTTTACAAGCAATGCAAGGATCGGGCGGATTACTTGGCGACTTTATGGACGAAACAGTACAAGCTACTGGATTTGTAAGAAAAGATATTAACAATTCCGGCGGATTTACTTCTAAAGATACAGATTGTTTTACTGCTTGGCTTGCAGGAACAAATGGCGCAGACGCCGACGATGAAGTAACATATAATAGAAGTTTAAGAATTGAACAAATATTTGAAGACTTAGTTGCACGTAAAATTAGTAATAGTACGTCTATTGAAGATAATTATGGCGGCAAACAAGTTTTCTATGATGGTGTTCATATTGCATTTGATGCAACAGATGGATATTTTGCATGGTCTGTTGATGGCGAATATTGGATAACTTGGGACCACGTAGGAACTTCCGGATTACCAGTTTCTCCAAGAAGAGTACCACAATTCCAATATTCAGATGGTGCGTACGGAGCAAACAAATTAGTGCTTATAGGTGCTGAAGAAGCAGATAGTGCATTTGGATTTATACCAACTGTAGTTACACAAAACGGACAGATTTTTGAAACAGGTTATATACAAGAAGGTATATTTACAAATATAAGTTACGCTACAGGAACATTCCTTGCAACAGGTAATAGTTCTTTTGCGGCAAAATCAACAAACGGATTGTATTGGAATACATACGGAGATGACAGTACAACGTTATCTATGACTGACTTCAAGAGCTTTACAGCAAGTGCAAGTGCAGGAGATAATGACTGGATAGTTCTTGTTGACGGATCAAATCAATGGGATAAAGTTTCTACAGGAACACGAGCTATTGGTAGAGTAATTGTTACAACATCAAGAATAGCGGAAGTTGAAGTATACGAACCTGGTTCAGGATATACTGACGGATTATGTTTTGCTACACTTTATGATAATGAAAATACAAGAGACGCAATTTTAGATGTAAATATCAGAGATGGAGTTTTAGGTCCACCAACAATTACATATGCAGGAGAAGGATACACAACTGCTACTGCAACAATTACCGGAGATGGATATGCAGACAATTATCAAACAGGTACAACTTTGTTTGTTAAAGACTTATCAGCAATACCAGGACCTGGATCAAACTTAAACATTGGCGGCATCGACGAAGTTCTTTATTCAGTAACAAAAGTGAGCAATCAAGAATTGATTAGTGGTAGTTGGTCTGCAGAATTTTTAATTAGCCCAAGTTTACAAGCTGATGAATCACCAGCACACGAAGTAGACTGTACAATACGTGAACAATTTAGTCAAGTAAGATTAACAGGGCACGATTTCTTAGATATTGGTACAGGAAATATTTCCAGCACACGTTATCCAACATTATACTTAGAAGGTGAAAATCCAGTAGATGATCCTAAACCTTTTAATGAAACAATTATATATAACGGTGGTAGAGTATTCTATACAAGTACTGACCAGGACGGTAACTTTAAAGTAGGTGACTTATTTGAAGTTGAACAGGCCAGAGGTGTTGTTACAATTAGTGCAACACAATTTAATTTAAGCGGACTTACAGAATTATCACTTGGTGGTATTCAAGTCGGCGCAAGCGCAGTTGTAATTAGAGAGTTTTCAAAAGAAACATCTTTTATTGCTAACAGTGATAATATTGTACCAACACAAAAAGCTATTGCGGCATACTTAGAAAGCAGGATTAGCGGCGGTGGTTCAAATGCTACTACAAATACATTAGTAGCTGGACAAGTACAAATAACCTCAAACACATTAAGTTCGGCGGCAGAATTATATGTTAATATTGATGCACCAGTAAACGCAATTGGCGGCATTGACGGACATTTATTAGCCACACAATACTTATTAGGAAGTAGCGGTGAATAATATGTGGGTAGATAAATACATAGAAGACGGAGCATCAAATGGCAGAGTTTAAGTTAGGACGAATTAGATTTGTATACAAAAGTGATTGGGTAACCAGCACTACATATTACAAAGATGATATAGTTAGATATGGTGGTAATACATATGTATGTATTGGCGGCCATACAGCGGCAGCAGATTTTTACACAGATCTAAGCGCATATTGGAATAAAATTACTGACGGTCAGCAATGGAAAGGAGACTGGGATAATGCCCAGCTTTATAAAATTAATGACGTTGTTCAATATGGCGGTAACTTATACATTGCTAACGAAGGTCACACATCAGCTGATAATTCAGATGCAGTAAATACAACATTTACGGTTACTGTAGCGGCTAAATCAGGCGGCGGCGGAAATGCATTTTATATTGATGGAACAGAAGCTCCAGTATTACAAATTGTTCCAGGCGCAGTTAATACATTTAATTTAGACAACGCAACAAATGCTACACATCCGTTTTTACTTAGTACTTCCTCAGACGGTACTTTAGCAGGTGGAGTATTATACGATCCAAATTCAGTAACTTATCAATTAGATGGTACTACTGTTGATGTCACTGCATACATAGCAGGATTTCAAGCGGCAACTACAAGAAGATTAATACTTGACCTAACTGGTACTTTTGATGAACCTTTACACTACTATTGTAATGCACACACAGGCATGGGCAATAGTATTATTATTACTGCAAATAGTTTAGAAACAGATAGTACAAAATGGGATCTATACGGCGAAGGATTTGCATATAAAAACGAATGGACAATTGCAACATATTATAAAACAAATGATATTGTAAAATACAATGGTATACAATATCTTTGTGTAACACCGCATACATCATCAGGAACAGTTGCTGAAGGTTTAGAATTTGATCAAAGTAAATGGAATGAATTTACACAAGGTTTTGATTGGAAAGGCGACTGGACAGCAGAAGCAAGATACAGAAGAAACGATATTGTAAAATATGGTGGACAAATTTACGTATGTAACACAGGACACACTGCGGCAGCAACAAACGCACTTGGTTTAGAAAACGATCAATCTAAATGGGATTACTTCCATAAAGGTATAGAATACAAAGGTGAATGGACACAAGGCACACGATACAAAGTAAACGACATTGTTAAGAGCGGTGGCGGAACTTGGATCTGTACAGCTTACCATACAGCAACAGGAATAACTCTACGTTCACAAGAAAGCAACTGGGCCGAGTTTGTTGATGGATTAGAATTTGAAGATACATGGAATAATGATACCGAATATAATGCAGGCGACTTTATTACATACGGTGGTTATGGTTACGTTGCTGTTATAAACAACAGAGGCGAAGTACCTACAGAGAATCTTGGTACTTGGGATTTGTTTACTTCAGGATTTAATCATAGAGGTGAATACGGTGACGATTCATCAAACCAAGATTATAGAACAGGGGATGTTATAAGTTTAGGAGGTTACACATATCTTTGTATACAAGATAGTAACGGTAACAGACCTCCGAATACAACTTACTGGATGAGATTAAACCAAGGTTTTTATTGGAAAGATGCTTGGACTGATTCAACATATTATGATCTCGGAGACGTAGTACGTTATAGCGATAGTAGTTACATTTGTGTATTATCACATACATCAGACGAAACAGTTGCTCAAAATAGACCAGACCAAGATTTAGATGGTAGTGAATGGAACTTGATGTCAGGTGGTCCTGAATCAGGTACACTAACAACAGACGGTGATATAGTTTACTTTGCTGGAGCAGGTCCAGCAAGATTACCAATTGGTCAAGCGGGACAAGTTTTAAAAGTTAACGCGGCAGGTAATGCACCAGAATGGGACTTCCTTGGAAGTGTGCCAAATGTTGTTTATGTTGATTCAAACGCAGGAAGTGATACTCCTCCACCAACCTATGGTATTACACTTGATCAACCTTTCAAAACAATTAGATATGCACTTGAACAAATTGATATGGGAACTAACAGACGTAATAGTTCGTATTTGATAGATTTGAATAGAAGTTTTATACAAGCAGAAGCAGTTGAATGGGTTGATTATCAAGTAACTAATACAGTATCTCCATTTACAGGATCATTTACATATGATAAGACTGTATGGCGTGTTTTAGTTGGGCGTATTGTTGACGCATTAATATATGATTTGAGACACAACGGTAATAAAGGAATAAGAGATTTAACTTTAGAGATATTTGATGATTCAACTATTTCTGGTAAAGAAACAGAATTCAACGCAATGTTAACTTATGTTATTGAAACATTAATTGATGATGCTATATATCCTAACTTAGATCCAGCAACTAATTTCCAAACAGCAAATGGCGTTGGATCACCAATTACACAACAAAAACCAACAGGATATGATCAAAGCACTGAAGAAGTTGATGCGCAATCGTTTACTGAAACTAAAATTGCAGTCCTTAGTTCTGCAATTACAGCAGGTAATACAACAAGCACAGAAGCAGAATATATACCTAACAATACATGCTATGTAAAGACAGGACAATTTGAAGAACATCTTCCAATGATAATACCTGAAAGAACAGCAGTTGTAGGAGACGAGTTACGTTCTACAAGAATTAAACCTTCTCCAGCAGTGACGTCTGCATCAGACACTCCTAAGAGTTTGGCAGCAATTGCAAGAATAGAAGCTGTTATATCAGACATTGTACAAAACATAAGTATTACGAAGTCAACTGGTAACTCTGATACGCAAGTAACAACAAGACCAGCTGGTACATCAGCTGTTGGAACTGTAGCGGCAGACTTGTTTAGACAAATTTATGATTACATAGATTTTAGAATTAATGGCGCAAGCGGAGACTCAACTACTCCTCTAACAGCAGGAACAAATACTCCACAAACATCTACAGACTATACATATTCAAGAGAAGTTATTGAAGCAAATAGAGATTTTATTATTGCAGAAGTACATGCTTACATTGCAGTAACTTATCCAAGTTACACATATAGTTTAGCGGCTTGTGCAAGAGATGTTGGTACATATCTTGATGCAGTAAAATATGATTTAATTTACACAGGTAATTACAAATCATTATTAGCTGCCAGATACTATGCAAACAGTGTAGAAGGTAGCGGAACTGAAGATATGTTCTACATGAGAAATGCAACAGGATTGCGTAATTGTACACTTGCTGATTTAACAGGTGTATTAGGTAGTGCAAACACATATGGTACTAAACGTCCAACAGCAGGTGCATATACATCACTTGATCCGGGCTGGGGACCAGACGACGACAGAGTTTGGATCTCAGGTAAATCACCATATATCCAAAACGTAACTACATTTGGTACAGCATGTGTGGGTTGTAAAGTTGATGGAGACTTACATAACGGTGGTAACGATTCTATTGTTGCTAACGACTTTACACAAGTATTAAGTGACGGTATTGGATATTGGGTTACAAACTTAGGTAGAGCAGAACTTGTGTCAGTGTTTACTTACTATAACCACATTGGTTATTTGTCTGAAAACGGTGGTAAGATTCGTGCTACAAACGGAAATAACTCTTACGGTGCATTTGGATCGGTTGCTGAAGGAGTTGACGATACAGAAATTCCAATTGATGCAAAAGTAAATAACCAGTATTCAGAAGCAGTAGTAGACAGTGTGTTTACCGATGGAAATAATATTTTAGTGCTTGAATTTTTAAATGCAGGTACAGGATATACAGCCGGCGGAACAACTACAAACATAGCAGGTGAAGGCTTTGGAGCCGCAATTTCTGCAAGTAATGTTGTTGACGGCGGAGTTATGGAAGTAAGACTACTTGACACTGATGTTGATGTTGACGGAACTTTTGATACAGGCGGTGCTGGCTACATAGAAGCGTCTAATGCGGCACAAGGTGGTAATGCAACACAGATTACAATTTCTAATACTGATATACGTTTAAGTTCACAGTACATAGGAATGGCAATATTCATTATATCTGGTACAGGTGCAGGGCAATATGGATATATTGCTACATATAACTCTGGTACAAAGATTGCAACAGTAAATAAAATGAGTGACGGTACAGCTGGATGGGACCATTTAGTTTCTGGCACTGCTATTGAAACAGAATTAGACGGAAGTACTACATATTCAATTGAACCAAGATTAAGTTTTGCGGCACCAGCAAGCGGACTTTATGCAGACACTACTAAAGGTAGAGTTGTATTAGATGCTGACAAGGTTGCAAAATTTAAAATATGGGATCCGGGTAACGGATATACAGTTGCTCCAGTACTTACTATTACAGATCCAAATAATACTATTGAAGTACCATTCCAGGTACGTATAGGTGATGGTGTAGTTACACAGCCTACTTGGAGTAATAGAGGTAGTGCATATGTAACTGCTGAATCAACTATATCAGGTGACGGGTATGCAGATATATTCCAACCAGGAGAATTTGTGCAAGTACAAAACATGACAGTTGAACCAAAAGCAGGTTCTAACGTAGTGTTTGATCATTTGCCGAACAAAGTGTTTAAATTGGTAACAGTAAGAAGTTTAACTGGTAGTGTACCAAACTTAGAAGCACAGTTACAAATATCTCCTAAGTTAGAAATAAATGAAGCACCGAGTCATTTACAAGATTTAGAGATGCGTATTAGATATTCGCAGGTGCGTTTGACAGGACACGATTTCTTAGATATTGGTACTGGTGGATTTACCACTACTAACTATCCAGGAGTACCGTCACTTGCTCCGGACGCAACAAAAGAAACAAACGATTTTGGTGGAGGACGAGTGTTCTACACCAGTACAGACCAAGATGGTAACTTTAGAGTTGGTGAACTGTTTAGCGTTGAACAGTCAACAGGTACAGCTACACTAAATGCTGATGCATTTAACATCTCTGGTTTGCAAGAACTTTCCTTAGGTGAATTAGGATTGGGCTCTGCAGGAGCAACAATTACTGAATTCAGTACTGATGGAACGTTTACAGCAGACAGCGATAGCATTGTCCCGACGCAAAAAGCTATCAGAACATACATCACATCACAAATTGGTGGTGGTGCGGCAACACTCAACGTAAATAGTATCACAGCTGGTGTTGTAAGAATAACCAGTGATACGATTGATACAACAAATGGAGCACAAATAAACATTAATGCTAAACTTAATTTTAAGCGTGGCGTCAATGGTGCACCAGTTGCAATGAATTACTTATTAGGATCATAGGAGAAAAAACATGGCTTCAGGTAAATTAGGAAGTAGTGAACTTGTTACAGGAACTAATACAACAGTGTACACCGTGCCAGCTGATACATTTACAGTTGCAAGTGTAAGTTTTTGTAATAAGGGAAACAGCGCAGTGTCAGTAAGACTTGCTCTTGCAGACGCAGACACACCGACGGACGCAGAGTACTTAGAATACGATGTAGAACTACAGTCAAAGATGGTGTTAGAGAGAACAGGTATTGTATTGTCAGCAACACAAAAAATTGTTGCATACGCTACCTCAGCAAATGTTTCTGTAGTAGCATTTGGAATTGAAACGCCAACGGCATAAATACATAGGTAAAAGGAAATAACAATGGGAAGATTTATAAGCACAACAGGAACTGCATCACCTACTTTAATTTCTGTAACTTCCGCGCACAGTACTAAATCTAATGAAAGGGTACTATGTGATACAGGAAGCACAGCATTTCAAGTTACTCTGCCAGCAGTGGCAGATGTTATGGTTGGCGATCAGATACAAATTATTGATATTGGAAATAATTTTAATAGCAATAACCTTACTGTTGGAAGAAACAGTCATAACATTAATAGCACAGCTGAAGATTTAATATTAGATATTGACGGAGTTATTGTAACTCTATTATATACTGGTACTACAAACGGTTGGGTTATTACAAGTACTTAAGAGTTTAGGAAACACATTATGGCATCACTTAACGCAATATTAACAGACAAAGCAAATGACGTAGAGACTTCACTCGCTGAGACTAACATGGAAGCTGGGACACTAAATTACTTTACTCCTGGTACTATGTTCTCCGATCCTCACACATGTTTTTGCTGGTTAGCTCCTTCAAACGGACAAGCTATTATTGAAATATGGGGTGCAAGCGGCACAGGAGCGGCGCAATGTTGTTGTTCATACGGCATGGCTGGCAATCCAGGAGGCTACGGAAAGAAAACTATTGAGATGACAACAGGACAAATGATTTGCGGACACTTAGGTAGAAGCTGTCATGGTTCAAGTAGTTTTTTATGCGTAGGCGGCCTAAGCGAACCTTCATGTATATGTTGGGTATCTTCAACTGGTAACGGCACAGTTTGTGCTGGCGGCGGACAAGGTGGCTATTCATACTGTAGTGGTTCAGGTAACAGTATATATTGCTGTTTTGTTGCAAGAGGACATCCGGTTACACAATTTGGTGGTACAGGTTGCGGAGTAGTTTGTAATTACTGTGCGTCTCAAGTACCAAATGTTACAGGTGCTGATGTTACATATACCCCATTATATAGTAAGATGAATATAGGTCACTGTAATTCGTGCTGTCATTGTTCACATGTTCAATGTGTAGCACTATCACCAGGATTAGGATCAACAAACGGCGGATACCTAATGTATTCAAGTTCAATGGGTGGCTATGGTAAATATAGACCAGCAGGTGGATCACTTGGTAACCAGTTAACGGCCTTAGAAAGTTTTAATAGAAAACCAGTAGGCGGCGGACGCCCAGGACACTGTTGGAGTGGTGGCCAGCTTTGTAGCTGTTACGAATATGAGTACAGTTGTAAAGGTTATTTGCCACATGGAGTACCCGGAGGCGGAACAATGCCTTGTGAAGGTGTTAGAGATTACGGTGTAAGAGGAGGCCACGGCGCAGTAAGAATACAGTTTATTGCAAGTTAGGAAATAATAATATGGCAAATTTATCAGACATAGTAGCATCAAGAGCGGCATACGTAGGCGGCACAGAAACTAACTTAGAAGACGGCGAAATTTATGTATGGGTCGGTACACACGACGAAAACGAAGCATTCCGTTGTAATATATGTTGGCAGCCAGGCGTAGCAGGAACTGCAACTATAGAAATATGGGGAGCAGGTGGTACTGGTTCAAAACAATGCTGTTGTGCTAACAATGTTCCAGCAAACTCAGGCTCATATGCAAGAATGACTGTTGATATGAATTCAAGTGATTGTGTTTGTGGATTTGTCGGAATGAGTTGCAGGCACAACGACGGATTGTGCTTTGAAGGATGTAGTCAAGCTACATGTATTAGAGTAGAACACCTTGGAGGATGTACATGTATGTGTGCGCAAGGTGGGCAAGGTGCAAGAGTGCATTGTAGTACAAGTACAGCAATTGCATGTTGCTTTGGGTCACAGTATGGACTATATTGTTCGTACACAAATGACTATTGTAGATTATATTGTAACTGTTGTTGGAATCAGTGGGGTTGTTCAAACATTGCTGGATCAATGACAGGAGTAAGTAACAACGTATGTAAACCAAGTAGATGGGGCTGTGTATGTTTTTATCATTGTAATGCATGTTGTGACTGTACACATGTTTATTATGTTCCAACAGCGCCAGCAACATTTGCAACAGAAGGTGCAACAATTATTTACACAGGTATTGGTGATACTGTACAACAGGTTAAACCAGGTAGTGGAATAGGTAATGTAATTGCAGGATTGGCAGCCGCTTCAAGAGGTGGTATGCATGGTCATACAAATGCACACTGTTGGAACAGCAACAGAGGTTGTGGTTGTTACATTAACTGGCAGTGTGCTACATATCTTCCATACGGAATGGCCGGATTTGGCACACACGTATGTAGTAGCGTAAGAGACTATGGACACAGAGGAGGCCCGGGTGCAATCAGAATTAAATTTAAACCGAGCACATAAGGAGCAGAACTAATGGCAAGATTAAAAGATTTAGTTAAAAGCAGAGAACCGTTCGGTCCAAGCTCGGGAAATGAAACGAACTTAGACGATGGTTACATCTGGACATGGACACAAGTTCATTGTAGCTGTTTCCAATATGGAACATTCTGGCATGCGCCAGGAAACGGCACAGCAACTATAGAAGTATGGGGCGGCGCAGGCGGCTCAGCACAGATGTGCTGTTGTGGAGGAATGGTACCAGGTAACGCTCCAGCATACAGTAAGAAAACAATAGATACAACATCAAGTACATGCGTTTGCGGATGTATAGGTAAAGCATGTTCACATGGTGATGCATTGTGTTTTGTAGGATGTAGTGCATCTTCAGGCATGTGTTACAACAATAGTCCAAGCATGGGCAACGGTTGTATGTGTGCGCAAGGCGGACGTTCAGCAGTTTCAATATGCCACGAAAACAGTGGTAGTGCAATGTGTTGCTTAGGTAACAACGGAAGTTTATGTATTACAAATTTACCAGGATTTAGTAGCGGATGCGGCGTAGTATGTAACGCACCAACCTGGGCAAATGCAAGTGCATATGGTGGAGATATTAACTGTCAAGGCTGTTACAGTAAAGTATTCTTCTGTCATTGTAATGCACTATGTTGGCATCAAACATCTTATGAAATTTATTCCCCTGCAGGAATGTATGGACCAGATCCGGCAGTGTTTTGTTTACGTAGCGAGTGCGCTCATGCTTGTAAAGGCGGAGCTCCGCGTTTTAGTTACTGGCATTCACTGGGCGGAATAAAAAGACAACCATCACCCGTCCAATGGGAAGGTTCGTGCTATCAAAGCGGATCATACTGTGGTTGTTACGAACAGCAAGGGTGTGTAGATTTTTGGCCACCCGGCATGCCTGGATTAGGTGGAACACCTTGTTCAAGCGTAAGAGATCACGGAAGTCGTGGAGGACACGGCTTCTTGAAAATAACATGGAAACCAAGCTAAGGAGTATATAACATGGCAAGAGATTTTACTATTAATATCCCTGATGAGCCTTTCAAGTCTACCTTTGATGACGGAAAAACACATACCGTAACTTATACAGGTCCAAGGTACGTTGTTATCTCCGTTGACCCAAACGATAGTAACAAAGTAAAAGGCATAGAAGGTGAATCAAACGATGCGGCAGATATCAATATTGACGAGTACGTTGATGATAACTGGGACCATTATATGGTCGACGCATACAAAGATGATAACACATTACTGCATATTTCAAGATTGAGTAATGCTTATTTGTGTCAAACTGAAATTGACAACTACGTGGAGGCAATTCCAGGTGGCGACGGTTCATTAGAATATGATTACGATTATCCGGAAGAAAGCATATTAGGTGCTATCTACAAATATCCGCAAAATATGACATACAATCCTGGAACAAAAGAATTTGGTGGCTTACAATTAATTGAGCCAGCATGTACCAGAGATGAAATTGTAGGTAATCATCCTGATCGTATTGCAGAAATCGATGCAGAACTTGCTGACACAGCAGGTCAACCGCAATCATGGATAGATGAGCTGAACGCAGTAAAAACATGGTATCAAAATTTTGATAGTGTGTACGGTTCAACTGATCACTGGAAAATTCCATATCCAGCAATTCCGCCAAGACCTTTTAATTAAGTTTTAGCAGAACCAAAAACAATAACGCTTTTGATTGGTGCCTATAAGTAACTGTGTAATAACACAAACTTATAGGATACCAAATGAAATCAAAAGCGTTTTTTGTGAATGGCGGTTACGGTCGCGTACTATGCTCTATACCTGCATTTGAAAAATATCTTGAAGAAAATAAGGATGACGATTTTATCATTGTTTGCGAAGGCGGAACTGATGCATTCAAAGGTCACCCGGATTTAGACGAACGTGCTTACGATCACTGGCACAAAAACTTATTCAAAGAAAAAATTAAAGACAGAGAAATTGTCACTACAGAACCGTATAGAATATACGAATATTACAATCAAGAATGTAGTTTAGCTCAAGCCTTTGATATTCAAATCAACAACAAAGGTGTAAGAGATTTACCTCCTCCTACTCTACGTCTAAACAAAGACGAAGTGCTTGTTGGAAGAAAACTTGTTCGTGAAGTAAAAGAAAAACTCAAAAAAGATAAAGTAATTGTTATTCAACCGTTTGGCCGTGGTGTACAAGTAATGGAAAATAATTTTGTAGACCAAAGTAGCAGAAGTATAGAATACAAAGACTTAAAAGTTTTAATTAAGCATTGTCAAAAAGAGGGTTTCGGTATTGTGCTAATGTCAGAATTACAATTCGACTTTAGCGGCGATAACTTTCCAGATGAAATTGCTATGCCAGAAGGCGTAGGTTTAAGACAATGGAGTGCAATTATCAAAGAAGCAGATCACTTCTTAGGTTGTGATAGTGTAGGACAACACATGGCATACATAGGCAAAACTCCATCGACAGTAGTAATAGGATCAACATTTCCAGAAAATGTTTCATATCCAGACTGTGAATTTATGAACATAGTTGATCTTGGAATGCACGATAGAGTATACGATCCTATACGTATACAGCCAGACGAATATGTAAATAGGAAAAACGAAGGCATTATGGTTATGACTAAGCCTATACATGAATATATAATGAATAACATTTGCGGTAGACCAAACGAAGAAGATTAGTAAATGAAACGGTTATTTGCATTAGGTTGTAGTTTCACAAGTTACGCTTGGCCGTCTTATGCTGACTTTGCAGGCTTATACTTTGACGAGTACGAAAACTGGGCTTTTCCGGGGCTGGGGAATAGAGCATTATTAGAACGGTTATCAGAAATTCATGCAACTAAAAATCTTACCAAACAAGACACTGTAATTATACAATGGACTAATCCTTTTAGAAACGACACTCATAAATTTAGTGAAGGTCACTGGAGAACAAAAGGTAGTATTTTTAATTTTATAAATTCAGATAGATATAATAGAAAATGGTTAGATGAATTTTTTGATGAAAAAAGTTTTTGTTATCACACGCTTAATAATATACACATTGCAATTCATATGCTTGAAAGTATAGGATGTAAATGGTATTTTACAAGCATGGGTGAAATTAACAAAGCCGGTAGTGATTACAGAAAAGATGATGTGAGAGATCACGGAGAAGATATTTATACTGGTGAAGATTTGTGGGAAGATAAAGACTTAAAAGTTTATAAAGATAAAATTTATACACCGTTTAAAGACCATTGGCTAACTCCTGTAGGTTTGTATGCTTGGAAAAGTAAACACGACTGCTATACATTTTTTAATAATCAATATCCTAAAGGTAACACTGCTAACTGGTTTATTGGATCTAAAGAAGATAGTTACAAAGACACACACCCGTCGATACTACAACACAAAGAATATTTGGATAATATCATTATTCCTGCACTTGGCTTAGATAGCCAGAACGAACCTACGCAGATCAATAAGTGGATAGATACAGTACAAGAACTTTACACCAAGTGTGGTAGGTCATTTAAATCTTTTACAAAAAGTATAGATGATGATCACAGAATGAAAAATTGGTACATAAAATATAGAGGTATGTAATATATGAGTAATACAGGATACATCGCAGCCATAACAAGAGGTCACAACGCTGGCGTATGCTTGCTTAAAGATGGTGAAATTGTATTTGCTATTGAAGAAGAACGTTTTTCAAGACACAAATATGATGGAGGCCCATATGCAAGTATGGTTAAAATATTAGAATACACAGACAAAATTGATTATCTGGTAGTAGCACACACCCAATCTTTAGCTGAAACAGCAGGACGAGTTGACTTTACTGGCGATGATGTGTATACTGGTTTAGCACGTAAATTAGGATTAATAAGTAGAAAAGAAAATCCATACGAGCATCCGCAAGTGGTAGATCTCAGTCATATGCACCATAGACTGCACGTTGCATGTGCTTTTTATAGAAGTGGTTTTGAAACAGCCGCTGGCGTTATTATAGACGGCGCTGGAACTTTTATTCCATTAAGTATGAACAACGAAGAAACGACAGGGTGGGAAACCGAAACTTTATATTCTTGTGCTTATCCAAATGACTTGAACACAATTTGGAAACACATTGGTATTAGAGGACCTGCTATCGGCGGCGAAGTTGAAGCTGTAGATGAGATGGGCGGCAAATATCCTGCATTTGTAAATGAAAGAGCAGGCTTGGTAAAAGCCTATGAAGCAGTTACAGAATATTGTGGATTTAGTGCCATCGAAGCAGGCAAAACAATGGGCTTATTTCCATATGGCAAAGAAAACGACGGTATACCAAAAATTTATGACAGAACCAGCGTTATTCCATTAGTCAATAGAAATTTAATTATACCAACATATCCTAACTCGGGCAAAGTAAATTCTTTATCATTTGATGCGCTGAAACAGAATCCAGACGAAAATGAAGATGCTACAAAGATGCAAAATAGAAGAGATATGGCTTACGCTGTACAAACACAAACACAACAAAGAGCATTAGAATTAATTTTACAAGCAGTTGAAATGACTGGAGAAAAAAATGTTGTAGTAAGCGGTGGGTATGGTTTAAACTGTGTTGCAAATTATTTTTACTTAGACAAATTAAAAGACATGGGTATTAATTTATACGTAGAACCTATTTCAAATGACGCAGGCACAGCAATAGGCGCGGCATTAATGTTCCATAGATCTCTAACACAAGATGAGTCAGTTTTAGAAAGAAGCGACGATTTGTATCTTGGACCAAAGTACAATATAGACACCAAAGAAGTTTATGCAATTTCTAAACAATACAAAGCAGATGTAACAGATGCAACAAATGAAGACGTAATAAAATTAATTACTGATAAAAATATTGTAGCAGTATACCAAGGCCGTTCTGAAAATGGACCACGTGCATTAGGCAATAGAAGCATACTATACGATCCAACAGACCCTAATGGTAAAGAACATGTAAACATGGTAAAACGTAGAGAATATTTTAGACCATTTGCAGGTAGTATATTAGAAGAAGATGTACACGAATGGTTTGATTTACGTGGTATGGAAAGCTCACCTACAATGATGTATGCTGTAAACTGTCAGCCTGGTGTTGAAGAAAAGATTCCTGCTATTATTCATGTAGACGGAACTTGCCGTATACAAACTGTAAATAGGGAACAAAATGAAAATTATTATGACCTTATAAAAGCATTTAAAGATGCTACAGGTTGTCCTATAATTTTCAACACAAGTTTTAACTTAGGTGGCGAACCTTTAGTTGAAACACTTGAAGATGCACTATGGACTTTACAGCAAAGTGATATTGAATACTTGTACCTTCCTGAACATAATAAATTACTTACTATCCTAAATGATTAACGGTTAAAGATTCTGATAAATACTTTGTATTAGGATCTAAACCATATGAGCATATTAAACTACTTTCTACGTGGAAAGAGCAACACATTAATCATAAAGAACAACGGTGGGTTTACTCACTCGGGTCCTTGGGCAAGCCTAAGCGACAGCGTTGTTGTTGATAGATGGTACTTAGGTGATTTCATTTCAGTAGACTATACAATTAGTGTAGACTTAGACGCAAACAATAAAGAAATGGTTAAATTTATGGTTACTGCAACTATGAATGATGCCAACATGGTAGAATATGCACGTAGCACAACAGGTACACAGCTAATCACATTAAATGCACAAGTTAACAATTCGTATGTAAACATAATTGCAAGTCCTGCAATTCCTTTAGCTAAAGGTGCCAAATATATTTTTAGCACAGAGCGATATACAGGAGCAAGCATACTATGACCAGAGCATTATCTAACGCAACACAAACACCGTTCCAATCAGGGTTTGGTTTTTCCAGTCCTGGGTTTAGTGTAGACTCTGCAGGTAATATTATTGCGGCAAGTTTTAATATTGCAGACACAGATAGTGGTATAGTTGTTGATTACACATTTTATGACAGTGGCGGGTTTTTTGGAACAGTAGAAGGACAATTTGATAATCCAGAACTAACATTAGAAAGAGGTAAAAGTTATAATATTGCTCTTTCATTAACTGATTTTCAGTTTTGGATTAGACAACTTGATACAGATCCAGAAGCAGAAGAAGGAGCTCAAATACCATACAACGACGGACTTACGCATAGTGGCGGCGGCGTTGGAGTAGGAGCGCAAGGTAAAACTTCTGGAACGTTAAAGTTTACAGTGCCGTTGAATGCACCTGATACATTATACTATGCAAGTGCCTCTACAGCAGGCACAACGGTTGTAATAAACATTATAAATCCTACAGGAATATTTGGTTCATTACAAGTAACAAATTCAACACAAGCAACTGGACAAAATACTGGTGCAGTGCAACTTGCAGGCGGTATGTCTGTAGCAAAAAATATAAGTGTAGCAGGACAAATAAAACTTGACGGTGTAGGAATACCCGACTTAATATCAAACACAAATTTAAACTTTGGTGCGGCAAATAAAGTAATCATCAAAATGGATGGTACTTCTATAGGCTATATTGATAGCGACGGAATTTCAGCACCAATTAACAGTAGTGCAATAACAAATAGTACAATAGATAACACAACTATCGGAGCAATTACTCCGAGCACAGCAGCCTTTACATCGGCAAGTGTATCGACAAGCCCGCTAAATACTACTGATATAGCGAATAAAAATTATGTAGATCTTCAAGCGATCTCATTCTCAATAGCATTTGGATTGTAATAAATGGCAAAGACACTAATACAAGATTATAAATTTAAACCGGGTTTAGGAGCATTAGAAAATCTTTATCCTAATGCATATGACTTATTATCCAACAACAAAGAATTTATACAAAAAGAATCGGCAGCCTGGATAGCACTACAAGTTAGTCAAGGTGCAACAGGATTTGTTGGTTACACTTACAATACAGAAAAGTGTGAAAGAGATGTTGGCTATAATGTTGATGCATGGCTAAAATGTTTACGCTACGGCGGTAACAAGCCACTTTATGATATTGTAAAATATTATTGGGACGGGGATACTCCACAAGTTGACGGAGATAGACAACCTGAAATTCTAACATATTCATTTATAAATTCTTTAATTACAAGTTTTATTTTAACAAATACAGCTTACGGTAGTATAAATGGTAGTGTAACACAAACTATTGATGCTACTAAGACATCTGAATCAACCGCAATAACTACAATGACAACTTTAATTACACAGACGTCAAGTGTTATTGCTAATGGATTATCAGCATTTGGAACAATTACTGATACTGGTTTAGGGTATATTAAGTTTATGGGCAACCATACTTTAGCAGATATATTACTTGTAACAAACACAACAAAAAATGAAATAATATATAATTTTGCATCGCAAACTACTGGCGGCAAAGCACTTGTAAAGACAGATACATTTGGTTACAAAGACGAAGATTTTGCAAAGTATACGCAAAAAACTGATCAAATTACAACATTAGAATTTAATTATAGTACGTCTACACATTCCGCTACTGACGAATTACAAGTATTCATAGAAAAAACAGAGAACGGAAATAGTCAAGTTATAACAAGACCATTTGATTTTGGTACTGATGCTATTGAACGTTTGCGTGTTGCACAACCATTATCAATGCTTGATGCTGACTTTGAGTACGGACTACAGCCTACTAAGTGGGCGGCAATTGCTACACTTAGAGGTTATCCTTCTGTATATGAATTAGCAGGTACAGATACACCGGTACAAAGTGTTACAACAGATGCAAGTGCTGGTTCATCTGGTATTGGTGCTTCATTGATTACAGTTACTACAACTGCCGCACACGGTTTTGAAGTAGGACAGGCTATTACTATCAAAGCGTTAGAAAATAGTGTTGCAGGTGCGGCAAGAGCAGAAGGTAGTTTTATTATTACTACAGTGCCGAGTACAATTACTTTCCAATTTTATGCAAAATCTAAAGTTGGCTCAAGTAACGGCGAGGTATTATCAACTACATATACACAATTACGTGAAGCTAATTTTTACACAGGTGCTACTATTAGTTCTGATCCAACATTTACTGTTGCAAGTAACGGTTACTCAGGAACAATATTTCCAGAATTAGATAACCCTACAGGATCAACATTAATTACATTTGATGGATTTAGTCCTGCAATTGGTGCTCCGTTAATAGGAACAGGTCTTGTTACTGGTACACAGGTTACAAATATAACTGATATATCAAACGGTGGCGGCCGCTATATGACAGTAAGCGTAGTAGGTGATTATAGTACAGGCGATAATGTTATTACTTTAGAGGATGCTACAGGCGTAGTTGACAACTTAGGTTTAGACAGAGGTGACGGTACAGCAACATTTATTCAAAGTGTTGACTTTGGCGCAACAGATACTATTACACTGACCAGTAGTGTACAGGGTAATATTATTGGTAACAAGACAACTTATACATCTGTTAGCGGCGACAATGTAAACAGTAACGGTTTGTTTGCAGAATTTGATATTTCAAGATCAAATGAAGTTTACACAGTTGATGCTGTATCCAGAGGTGGTGAAAACTATAATGAAGGTGATAGATTAAGAATATCAGGCTCCCAATTAGGCGGTACTACACCAGCAAACGATTTAATATTAGTTGTAACAGAAACATTTTCCGATGGTGGTGTATTAACTGTAGATGTAGAAGGTACAGCATATGATGGCGAAGGAACATTCAACGCATTGCAACCAATAGTAAATGGTGGTACAGGTTTTGGGTGCTCTTTTGATATTGCATACACAAATAACGCATATGCCGTAACACTTGATTTACCAGGATCAGGATATACTTTAAATGATAGACTTTTAGTAAATGGACCTATATTAGGTGGCGATACAACAAACAACTTAATAATCACAGTGACAGGTGTTGGTGCAAGTGGAGAAATAACTACAATTACATCAGCAGGTACTGCTCCAGATGGTAGTGCCTCTTATAACAATCCTGCACAAACATATTCAGGTAGCGGTGTAGATGCTACATTCAATATTTCAAGAACCGGTACAACTTATACTGCAACTATACTTACAGCAGGTACAGCATATGTTTCTACAGAAACTATTGTAATCGACGGAGCATTATTAGATGGTGTTTCTTCAACAAACGATTGTACAATTACAATTGACAATGTTGGTGGTGCGGGAGAAATAACACTTATAAGTGTATCAGGTACAGCAGTAAATACAGGTTCGAATCCAGACATAACGCCGAGTAACTTAGTTGGTAATGGTGGTACTTTTAATATAACATCAAGTGGCGGCACATATAATGTTACTATTGACAATGGTGGTGTAGATTACGGTCCTTCACAAACATTTACAATCCTTGGTAACCTATTATCAGGCGAAACTCCTACGCACGATGCAACTATTACTATCAACACAGCTGATGCATCAGGCACAATAACCGGAGTAAATATTTCAGGTACAGCAAATGGAGACACAGCTTCTTACACAAGTGTTACAACTGAAATACAGCAACCAGCAGGTACAAATGCATTATTTAATGTTTTAAGAGACACTGAAGATTCATCAGCATTTTACAATACAACTATAGCGTCAGGCGGCGCAGATTATGCAATCGGTAACACAATAAAAATTGAAGGCGATAGCTTAGGTGGTGTTGCTCCGTTAAATGATTTGACATTACAAGTCACAGGCGTAGACGAATCTGGAGCAATTACATCAGTTCAAGATAGTTTTGTTGAAGCATATGCTGGCGATGTTGTTGAATTATATTGTTCTTTGGGGTTAAGTGAACCAACAAATGATATTAGTCCTCGTAATACTTCTGTGACATATAGTGCATTGGCAACTATTAGAGTTGCATTTCCGGCAGCACACGGTTTGGTACCGGGTGACACATTTATTGTTGCTACAGAATCAGATGACGGTTCAAACAATCACGGTTTAGCAGACGGATCATTCTTTGCTACAAATATTCCAGAAATTAATCAATTAGAATTCCAAGCCAGAGCGGCTGGCGCAATTGATACTTCGGCAACGCCTATATTAGGTGTTGTTTATCCAAGACCAGATTCGTTCTTTATACACAGACCATTTGATGGCGGTGTACAATTAGGAACAGGTGGTCCACAACACGGTGCTCAAGCAATACGTCAAAGTAAAAAGTATATTAGATACCAGTCAGGTAAAGGTATTATGTACACAACTGGTGCTCTATTTGCTCCAAGTTATGACTTACGTAGTGTAGAAGCGGAAGATACTCCAATTGGTAGCTTAATAACAATTATAACAGACGATAACGATCATGGATGTCAAGTAGGCGGAGTAATTCGTTTGTTAGGTATTGAAATCGCAGGTTTCAATAGTGGTCCTGAAACAGCAGTACCTCCACGCTTTGATTACGAAGTAGTACAAGTAGTAGACGAAAGAACACTCAAAGTTAGAGCACAAAGAATATTAGGTGATACTTCAGCTACCTTAGGCTTTAACGCACAAATGAGTGTTGTAGAATGGCATGGTGCAACTGTGCGTTCAGGAATATTTGATGACCAAAACGGAATTTTTTGGGAATATGATGGAACACAGTTGAGTGTTGTACAACGTACAAGTACAAAACAAATTACAGGAACAGTTGATATTGCTGTAGATACAAATAATATTACAGGTGCAAATACCAAATTCACAGATCAATTAAAAGCAGGCGACAGGGTTGTTATAAAAGGAATGACGCATGTCGTAACGCATGTACAAAGCGATACAGCATGTACAGTAGCACCTGACTGGCGCGGAGTAATAGATTGTTCTGCATCTAAAATGATGCTTATTTCAGATAAAAAAGTAGAGCAAAAAGACTTTAATATGGATAGAATGGACGGCACTGGTCCAAGCGGTTATAACTTTGATTATGCTAAGATGCAGATGATTGGAATACAATTTAGTTGGTATGGTGCTGGTTTCATTGACTATATGGTACGTGGTGCAGATGGTAACTTTATATTTGCACATAGAATGCGTAATTCAAACATTAACACAGAAGCGTTTATGCGTTCAGGAAACTTACCTGTTAGGTACGAAGTTGCTAACGAAGGACCTCCAGGCAAACTTGCAGAAGCTATGACAGATGTGCAAACGTCTTTGGTTTTAAGAGATAGTAGTTTCTTTCCAAATGCTGGTACAGTATATATTGACAACGAAATTATAGAGTTTACAGCAAACGATCAATCAACCAATACTTTATCTGGATTAACTCGTGGGGCAAACTTTAGCAATTTCCAAGCAGGCGCAACAAGAACATATAGTGCAGGAGCTGCCGCTGTTCATGCTAATAAAACTGGTGTTGTGCTAATTAGTAATACAGTTACACCGCTGATTAGTCACTGGGGTTCTGCGTTTATTACAGACGGCATGTTTGATGAAGATAGAGGATATATCTTCTCATACGCAGAAACAGGTATCCAAGTAAGTACAACAAGACAAACTGCATTTTTGATTAGACTTGCACCAAGTGTTTCAAACGCTATTGTTGGAGACTTAGGTGAAAGAGAACTACTTAACAGAGCTCAGTTGTTGCTACAAGGTTTAGAGATTACATCAGAAGCAGGTAGTGACGATAAAGGTATTGTTGTTGAAGGTATTCTAAATCCACAGAACTATCCTGTAAACCCAGCAGATATTGGTTGGACAGGATTAGCAGGGGTTGCACAAGGTGGACAGCCGAGTTTTGCACAGATTGCTTCAGGTGGTAGTGTTGTTTGGTCAACTGGCGAGGCAGCGACTACCTCAAATATAAACAGTATTGCACAAGTTAGCACACAAATGGATAGTGGATTATATACGAGTAGAAGAAATAATCGATTAATTTATATAAATGGTTCTGATTACAGAACAACATTTGGTGGCGTAGACTTAACACCAGTTCTTGGTAAAGTTATTACAGGCGCTAATATAGGATCTAATGTTACTATTACAGGCGGCTATATATCCAACAGCGGTAGCTATGGTTACTTTAGAATAAGCAGTGGACCAACCTCAAATATTAATGGGAATCAATCAGATTATTTTACAATTCTTTTCAACGAAGCTCTTGTTAACAGAAACTTTGCATATTTGGACCAAGGCCAGTTCCAAGCATCAGGCGCTAAGGTAGGTACAGCGGTTACAACAGGCGGAGGTAGTGTTACATTTCCTTCACAGACATATATTAACGATATTGAATTAGTAACATGGGCTGGAAATTCATTTTATCAAATTGATTTTAACAACTCATTTACTGGTACATTAGCTCTAAGCTCTGGTGTTATACAGTTTGAATTTGTACAACCACCGTATGCACAACCGGGCGAAACAATCTTTGCATTTATTGCTACACCAGGAGAACGTGCAACAACTGACTTTAAAGAACTAAAAGAACTTACTAACACACCATTAGGTGGTAGAGGAACGTATCCAAACGGTCCTGATGTGTTAGGTATTAATGTTTATAAAGTTGGTGGCGCCGCTATTGAAGCTAATATTGTTCTTAGATGGGGTGAAGCGCAGGCTTAATCTTTACTGTCTAAGTATTTTACAAAGTCAGCTAAGTCGTCAAACACAAGCGTTACTTTTTTAAGTGGTCTATATGTGAATCTTTTGTTTAAAAGCTCTTCAGTTTCTTTACCATGTCCTGTTCGAACTAAGATAGGTTTAGCA